ATGAACAGTCTCTTAAAGGTTATTTGCATGATATCGCTAAAGAGTTCTCTGACACCGAATGGGTGGACGGGAATCGTAAGTGGGTTCAGTTATATCCGTATGGTTCGTGGACTCACCCACTCTTTAGCGATACTACCATTGACAAGGTTGTTGCCGATAAGCTCGTCAAGAACTTTGACGACAAGGTTGTCGGACGTGAGTTAGTGGTTGAATACGATCACGGTCTTGACAAGGCAAAGGGCGGTAAAGCTGCTGGCGTTGTTGTCAAGCAGGAAGCCCGCGAGGATGGATTGTACGGGTTAGTGGAGTTCAATGAAGTTGCTAAGACTGAGATTGATAATGGCGAATGGCGTTATATGTCCAACTCTCACTACGACAGTTGGACCAATCCTCAGACTCAGGAAACTCATGAGTTTGTACCCGAGAATCCCTCTCTTACTAATAGGCCGTATGTTCGTGGTATGAGTCCTATTAACTTTTCTGAGATCGTGATGGAACACGGTATTGAGGATGGTGATGTTACCATTACTAAGGAAGAATACGACAAGTTAATTGATCCTGGTAACGTACATAAAGGTGGTGAACAAGTAGTGGATGATGCAGAGTTCCAGAAGGCTCTCCGTGAGAAGTTGGGCCTGGGTGATGATGTTGATTTAATGGCACACATCGCGGGTATCAATGATGAGGTTGGCCCGCTTCGTGAGCTTAAGAAGGAGCATAGCGAGCGCAAGGCATTCAGCGATATTTATCCTGAGCAGGCTGCTGAGTTGGAGCGTCTCCGTATTAGTGAGCGCGAGAACTTCGCAAAGCAGTTCAGTGATAATCTTGCTACTGCTCGTGTTGTTCGTAAGTCTAAGACTGAGGGTAGTGACGAGGTTGTTTCTACTCCGACTGGTCTTGGTTTTAGTGCCCTCGTCCTCGACAAGATTCGTGATGAGGTTAAGGCGTTCAGTGATGGTAAGGCTACTCTTGAGGGATTCAAGGGTGTTCTTGATTCTATCACCGATGATGGCATCGTTGATTATGGTGTGCATGGTAGTGAGCGCACCGTTGATGTTGATGATGAGGTTAATCGGACTGCACCCAAGGACTTTTCGGATGCACGTAAGCAGTTTAGTGATATCGTGTTCAAGATTCAGGAAGATGATAAGCTCGATCTTAATGCTGCTATGGCTCAGGCAGCGGAGAAGTATCCTGAGCTGTATCAGGCGTATAAGACTAAGAAGCCAGTCGTCACAGGTTAATAGATCATGGCACAGCCCGAACAATTTATGGAACCCGGTATGGGTCCCGACTATCGTATCGGGTCTGATGGTCTTGCTGCAACTAATGGTTGGCGTAGAATTACACCACCGCCAGGAGAAGATGGTACTGTGCCTGATGTAAGTTTAACGGTAACAGGAGCTAATCACTCTGTGCGTGGTGGTGGAGTATTGCCAATCATTCCAAGACAGTCTACATTTGATTTACCAATTGGTTAATGGTTCCGAGTTAAAGAAGGTGGTGAAGAATGCCCGCAACAATGAATATTGATCAGGCCAAAGGTAAGAATGCTGGTGGCCCGATTACGCATAAGCGTTTCGTTAAGTTAGCTACCGCTGCTGCGGCGCCTGATGGCGAGACGTGCGTACAGTGTAGCGTCGCTGGCGAAATGGCCTTCGGTGTTTCACTGTTTAGTGTGTCAGGCAGCGAGATTGTTCGTGGTAAGGGTGCTAGTGTCCAGACTGATGGTATTGCCATCGTTGAGGCTTCTGCTGCTCTTACTGTTGGTCAGGCTGTTATGACTGATGCTAACGGTCGTGCTGCTGTTGCAACGGCTGGTCTGTATGTGCTTGGTACGGTTGTCGAGCCTGCTTCGGCTCTCGGCAACGAGTGTGCAATCCAGCTTGGTATTGCAGGAGCGAAGGCATAATATGTATGATCCTAGTGGACTATACGTTGATCCTATCCTGACCAACTTCTCAGTTGGTTGGCAGGATCAGAACCTGTATGCACTTCGTCTTGCACCTGAGACGCCTGTTATTACTAAGTCTGGGCGTTATCGTGTGTTCGACCGTTCAAACAGGTTGATCTATCGTAGTCGTCGTGAGCCGGGTACACAGGCTAACACGATCATGGGTCGCAAGTGGAGTGAGGATATTTTCGACACGAAAGAGCATTCACTCCAGGCCGAGATTTATGATGAGGAACGTCGTCAGTTACAGAGTCAGGGTGGCATTGCTTCTAATGCTTCTGGTATTGACGTTGATCCAGAGCAGGATGCTGCTGACTTCGTTATGCAGTCTCTTATGCTTGAGCTTGAGCTTAAGGTTACGACGTTGTTCCGTGATACCACGCAGTATCCGTCCAACCACACTACTACTCTAACGTCGGGTGGTACTGGTACGCGTTGGGACAACTATGCACTTGTTACCCCTGGTGATCCGACCACGGCATACAGTGATCCGGTTGCTAACCTTAAGACGGCTTGGCAGCGTGTGTATCTTGACACGGGCCGTTGGCCTAATACTGTTGCTATTCCGTTCGAGGCATTGGGTGTTGTTGAGAATCACCCGCGTGTTGTTAGGCGCTTCCTCAACTTTGCACTTACCAATCCTCTTGCGTGGCAGCAGTTAATGGGTCTGCCCGATGCTGCTGTTGCTGACCTCAACATCTTTGTTGTTGACAGCAAGTATAACACGTCTGATAACCTTGATGTTGCTGAGAGCATTTCAACATTCTGGGGACAGGACGTTTGGGTTGGACTTGTTGACCAGACGCCTGGGCAGCGCACGTTTACGTTTGCTAAGACGTTTGCACAGGAGTACACTGAGGCTGGTGGAGCTACTCGTCCTACTGAGAATTGGCGTGAGGAGAATCGCAAGACTGATGTTGTGCGTACTTCTTACTCTTACGATCAGAAAGTTGTTAGCTCGCTCGCTGGCTATCTTATCAAGACTGCTGTTAATACAATCCCGTAACGGAAGGGTGATGATATATGGCTGATAAAGCATATGTGTGGGCACCCATTCAGATGGGTGATGCTAAGGACCTTAAGCCTGGTGACGAAGTTACCGCTGCTGATTTACCGGAAGGTGACTTCGAGCAGTTCCTGGCAGAAGGTGTTATTCGTCCTGTTGAATTCCCGGAAGGTGTTGGTGTATACGAGTCCGTTAGAAGTCGTATGAATTCTGATGCACTCGCAGCATTCAACACAGCGGTTGCAGTTGGTACTCCTGAGCAGGCTGACCAGCCTGTTAATCAGGAACCGGCTAAGACTGACGATGCTAAGACCGATCCCACTAAGACCGACACTAGTAGCGACAAGACTACCACTTAACAATGTTCGCATCTAAACTCGATATACAGGCTTGGCTGCAATCTGACAAGATTACAGTTGACGATGCTAATTCAAATAAGCCTAATATCGAAGCAGAGCGACTTATCAAAGGTCAGTTAAGTGGTTTGTTTGCACCAGTGACGTTATCATCGTGGGCCGACCCGACTACCACACCGGAAACAATTCGGTCAATAGCGGGTCGGCTCACGGCCGCTTTTATGTATCGCACGATCTACTCGGAGGAATCAGACACTATACCCGAGTATGCTCAGAGTTTGTATAACGAAGCTATTGGTATGCTTCAAGATATCAAAAGTGGTAGCTTAGTTGTACTCGATGACACGGATACTCCAGTTGATACATCTGGATCAAACATATTGAGTTTCTGGCCGGATAACACAACTCTGCCAGTATTCACTATGGATCAGACGTTCGCTTAATAACAAGAAGGGTGGCTAAAAATGGCTGTTGTTTTAACCGTCCCCGCCGAAGTAAGTGTGGGTGATATCATTAAGCTAACTGGCACCGGGTTTACGAACACTGGTGTCATTAGAGTTGCTGTCTATGCTGAGGGTGCTGTTGGTGGTCTTGAGGTTCGTCAGGGCCAGTTCACTCTTGGTGCTACTACGTTTGACTCCACTGGTCTGCTTGATGTTGCAGCAGCAGAGGAAGGGCACGTTAACTTTAGCGTGTTTGATGTTACGGCGACTACTACGACTACTGCTCGTGTTAAGGTGAGTCGGAGAGTCTAATGCTCGCAGTCAGTACCACACTTAGTTGGCTTGATTTCCTGCTGATCTTCTTGCTGGTTATCGTTGCTATCTTTATTACTGGTTGGGCTGTAAGGAATCGTCCATAAAATATCATGGGCAAGATTGCTGGCATATTTCCGATTGGTGAGACTGGCGAACAATTCGTCGTAGCCGAATGGTACCCCGATCCAGAAGTTGTCGAACAAGAATTGTTCAGGTTAGCCAACGACATTGAAGATTGGGGCGTACCATTAACGGAAGCACGCCAAGCATTCATACATGATACAAGAATGCACTTCCAGAACGAAATGGACCCTTATGGTAGACCTTGGCAAGCTCTGTCTGATGGTTACCTTAAAGATAAACTTGCTTTAGGTTTTCCTGACCGAATATTGGAACGTGATGATACGTTGCGTCAAGCTGCTATAAGTGAGTCAGCTTGGCTAATAACTGAAAGAGAAGTTATCTTTCGTGTTGATGAACTTCCGTTCTATGGTCCTTATCACCAGTCAGGTGTTACGTCTGGTTATGGGATTAAAACAAAAACCTTGCCCCAACGTATGTTCATTGGGGCAAGCGAGGACGCAATCAACACAGTTGAGGGTATTTTCATTCGGTATATTAATGCAATGGTCGATAAGGATATAGATGATGGTCCGGTACACTTCCCAGGCATCAGCAGTAACATACATGGACCGTCTCAGATAATCAATGTCCTAAAGACTGGTCAGCCTCAGATAGCTGGTGGACGATTCGGTCGTAAACGATGAGTCCTGTCGTTACGCCAGCGAGGTTATTGCGGCCAGAAGATGTAGTCGAGTACATATCGGATTACATCGAGGGAAGTGCATTACCGTTTGAAAATGTCTTGAAGTACAATGAATTTCACGCATCGGCATATCCCGCTGTTCAGGTTATGAGTGGTGAGTTTCAGAAAGAATTGTATGGTACACATACATTCTTGCTCACACTTAGGGCAGACATATATGTGATGCACGCAAAATTGACGGAAGATCGTCAGACTCGTAACTACAACGATCTTAAACTTGCAACTGATCTAGTTGCATTTCTTGAAAATGATCTTACGCTTGGTGGACGTATCATAGCTGGTTGGGTTGTTACTGAAACTCCAGGGGCTATGCCGCCAAGAACGAATAAGGGTGATGCAGTAGTTAGTACCCTCTTAAAGTGGCAAGGAACTCAAGAAGGTAGGTTCTAGGATGACATATAAGCTAAAGTATGAGCATCCTCAGTTCCCTACTGGTGACGATGGCATCGAATTCGGTATTAGTGGATTAGGCCGCGTTATCAATGGGGGCACACTAGACGTTGATGAAGATATGGAGTATTCCTTCGTCGCTTCTAGGGGTATGACTCTTGAGGATGCTTTTAATGATTCACCAGAAGTTACACTAACGGGCAATACTTCATTAAGCGACGAAGTGGTTAAGCAGCTTGTTCCCGCACCTGAGGTTGAGGAAGGTTCTGACGATTCTTCACCAACCACTGTGCAGGAATCTGTTAAGCCAGAGGCGCCGACTGAGGTTATTGATTCAAAGGCGGTGAGCAACGATGCCTAACGCTGATATTGCAGGTAACGGTTCTGTATGGATCGGCCTTGAAACAACGTATGGTACGCCTGTTGATCCTACAGCATCAGGTGTCGGCGTATGGTGTCCGATCTTGTCAGAGACGTTGAAGTACACTGAGGCTAAGTATTACTCGCCTCAGATTAGACAGTCTGCCATCGTCAGCGATGTTAGACAGTCTTACTACCATGTTGAGGGCGATATCGTTATGGAGGTAGACTCGAATTATCTGCCTTACTTCCTTATTGCTTCTCGGCATAGTATTGCAAAGACTGGCCCGGTTTCGCTGGTCTACAACTATGCTGCGACGCCGACTAACATCGGTTCTACGTATCCTGGTGGTACAGGTCGTGGTCTTAGTATCGCGATTGTTCGTGATGCAGTTGGCTTCCTTTATAGCGGCTGCGTGGTTAACAACTGGGAGTTCATGATTGACAATGGTGTGCTTAAGGTCACAATGGGCATTCTTGGTCTTGCTGAAACTGACCTTGCTGGTGCGCCTAGCCAGTCGTGGATTGATCCACTGCTTCTTGGTGCAGATGCACACAGTATCTATCTTGATACTGCTGGTACTGCGCCGACATTCGGTGGTGGCCGTGATAACACGTTTAACGGATTTACGTGGCGTGCTAATTATAACGGTACTCCGCAGAACAGGATCGTTCCTACTAGGTCTGCTACGTATATCTCGTATGGTGAGATTGAGGCGACCTATGAGACTGAACTTGATTTCGTGAGTAAAACTGAATACAACAACATGAAGGCTAATACCCTTCGCGCAATCAAGTTGGAGTCGATTAACCCTGGTGGTGTGAGCGGAACGTTCGCTGCTGCGACTAGCGCATTACAGATCATAACGCGTCGTAGTAACTATGACACTTATGATGTTGGTCTTACTGGCATGGGCGATTTAATTATGGCTCGTGTTACTGGTCGTTCAATTGGTATTAGCGGTGCTGCACCATACACGATCACTTGTAAGTCACTTGCTAACTTAACACCGTAATACTGTAATATCCAATAAGGAGAGAGTTATGCCCGTAGTTACTGTAGATGAGAACGCGTTCGAGAGGCATGAATTAAAGACAGCACCAGCTGATCCTAACGTACCTGGTGATGAAGCCGGGTACGTTATGCTTCGTCCTCTGCCTTACGGCATGAAGTTGAGTCGTCGTAGTAAGGCTACTAAGATGATGATGCGTAGTAAGCCTGTCCAGAATCGTAAGCAGGCTCAGGAACAGGATCAGGTCTTTGAGTTAGAATCGCATGATGAGTGGGCAATGGCCCACGACTTTGCGTACTGTATTGGTACTCATAACTTGCAGAATCCAGATGGTTCTCTTATCGACTTCACTAGACCGATGAGTCTTAAGATGCTCGATCCTCGTGTTGGTTCGGAGATTGAGACGCTTATTGATAAACTCAATAATGATGATGATGAGGAAGCGTTTGAGGATTTTCTGCTACGGTCAAATACACCATCTACGGCCGAAGTCGATTCGTCGAAAACGGATGGATTAGAAACACAAACGCAGATGGAACTCCCAGTGACGGAGAAAGTCGTTTCGTAGAGTCGTGGGTCTATTATGAAGCGCAGGAGTGGATAAACATAGCTCTGATATGTGAAAGGCTCCACGTGCTTCCTAATAGTGGTGGTGTACTACAACAAAATGAAGATGACATTAAACGAATGTTAGTTGTTTATGATCATGTAGATAGTTGGCGTAAGTTGGAAATGGACCGGCTGACTAGTGGAGGTGGTAGTTAGGATGGCAGTTACAGCTAGAGAGGTAATTATGGTATTCAGAGGTCAGAATTACCTCTCTAGCGCCATTCGCCGTGTTGGATCAGATGTTGGTAAACTTAGTAGTGCTCAAACTGTCGCTAGACAAAAGCAGCAGTTGCAGATAGCACAACAAAGAGCTATGTTGACTAGAAGTAATGCAGAAGCAGAGAGAAAGTCGATCGAAAGTGGCTCTCGTAGATTAACTATGGATAAAGCAGTACAGGCTCAAGCTGTTGCAGCAGAAAGATCTAATGCAAGATTACTTCAACAGCAGACTGAACTTAGAAGAATGCGAAGGGTTGTTAGAGCACAAGGTGCCTTGCCTGGACAGACGCCTTATGAATCCTCTCAATTCATAAAAGCCCAAAAGATGCAAGTTGATGCCACAAAACAGGCTATTCTAAATCAAGCAACGGCAGTTAGAAAGTTAGCAGCCGATGAGGATAATGCAGCACATCGTGTGAGCCACTTAACTCAGTTTGAGGATATTCAAACAGAGGCTATTAAGGCGCAAGAACTACAACTTGAGCGTTTAAGTTTAATGGAAGATAAGGCACTAAGTGTACAGAGATGGCAGGGTTATGCCAGAACAGTAGAACATGCAGGACGTGTAACACAAATGTTTGGTATTATTACTGGAGCAGCAATGGGTTATGCTGCTGACCAGGCTGCTAAATTTAATACACAAGTTACATTAGCTGCTACTCAGGATATTACTCCTGGGAAAAACAGTGTTCAACAGATAAAACAAATTTCTGGTGCTTTAAGTGATGGCATCCTGAAATTAATGGCATCAGGTAAAGCTGTAGCTAGTTCATCAGAATTTTCTACTTCGGGTTATTCAATCCTTTCGGGTGTGACTGGCCTAAAGGGAAATAGTATGCAGAAGGCTAAAGAAGCAATTAGCCTGATTAAGGAATTTAATCTGGTTACTAAGGCTAACTTTGGTTTGGTCAGTTTGGATCAGATTACACAGGCTGGTATTACTCTATTGAATACTTTTGGTACTAGTGTTAGAAATTTACCCCACGAGTTCGATGTTATGCAGAATGCCGTTAACCGCGGTCGTATTACTATGGGCCAGTTTACTGATGGATTGAATCAAACCGCACCCGCAGCGAAAGCCGCAGGGTATACATTCGATCAAATGGCTGGAACATTAAGTTTCTTGTCAACTAAGTTCCCTAATTATAACCGCGCAGCAATTGGTTATGCGAGATTAGTTGAGATACTTGCTAACCAAAAGTTTATAGCCGGACTAAAGGCAGTTGGTGTCACAATAACCGACACTACGGGTAAGCACCTATTACCGTTTGAACAAGTTATAACACGATTGGTTAAGAAGTTCCCCGATCTTGCCAAGGGCGGCCTGTTCGTACAAAACTTCTTTAAGCAGTTCTCTGGGCAGACAGGATTTATTGGTGCTCGCAGAGCATTTACTGTAGCTGTGCAAGATCAACCTGGGTTGGATCGATTTAGTCGCAACATTCCTGCACAGGCCGCGGGACTCGTTAATGCATCTGCGACAGCTTTAAGTAAGACTGGTGAAGTTAAGTTAAAAGAACTTAAAACCCAGTTCCAGGCTTTAATAATTACTTTAGGTCAAGGTGCCATCCCAGCGTTCGTATCTTTGGCGAAACCTGTTGAAGCTATTATAAATTGGTTTAATGGGTTAGGTACGAGCACCAAGCATGCGATTGGGTACTTTATCACGATGAGTGCAATACTTGGTGTGCTGGTCGGTTCACTAGCTATTGTTGGTGGTAGCATAGCTTCAATGGTCAGCACGTTCATGCTATGGCGCTTAGCGTCTCAAGCTGCCGCACTTGGCACAGCTGAATTATCAACAGAAGTTGGTATATTGGGTGATACGGTTGGCGCAGTTGAGGTAGAATTAGCTCCACTCTTAGCTGGTCTAGCACTACTGGCCCTTTTAGGAAAAGCTCTTGCGACAGCAGCACCTACGGTTGTGGGACATACTAGGGGTACGAGCGGCTTAAGTAGTACAAACATTGTAACTTCTAATGGAGTTAGATACATACAACAGCCTGGTGGTGGTAGACTTACGAGAGCACCTCGTGGTGCAATAACAACACAAGAGGCTGCTAGTGCCCATGCTATTAATCAAGCTGTTGCGGATTCGCCTCGTTATCAACATGCTATCGGAGCCAATCAGAAGGCCGTTAATGCCTTTACAAAGGCTCTGCAAATGGAAGCCGCCGCACAACGCATTTCCAATGCGATTGATAGAGAAACAGGCGTCACTGGTAGCCTAAAGGTGCGCTCTGTTCAAGGTTGGATTGCATTGATAGAGAAGGCTAAAACTGCTGCTGCAAAGAATCCATTTGACATTCAAGCACAGAAAAGGATGGAAGGCGCAGAAGCTCTATTGAACGCACAGTTCAAGAATCAACCTGTGTTGCTTGCTGCCATCAATGATGTATTAGGTGCATACAACGATCAAGTTCAACAGGCGACTGATTCTACGAAAACATTAGGAACTACTTTCCAAGATGTGTTGCAGGGCGTGATGAGTATGTACAATACATTCCTTGGACAAGAACAATCTGCGATGGGAGAGTTATTCTCTGGCCCATTCGTTAACACACCCCGAGTTCAAAATCGCTTACAATGGGGTGGAATGCTGACTGGTAAAGACTTGCTTAAGGACGAAATGGCGAGTTTGTCTCGATTCCATGCGTTCCATGCACAGTTGAACCAACTTCGCGGCAAGGGTGCTCCAGCAGAGTTAATTAAAGAGTTAATGGCAAAGGGTCCTGATGGTGTGATGAGGACAGATGCATTCGGTCGCCAAAGGAAGTCTTTAATTCAGGAACTCATTGGGTTATCTCCTGCTGATCGCAAAAAGTATTTTGATGGAATTAGAGCACAGACAAAGGCCACGCAGAATGCTGCACTTGCGGATCTTAAAGATCAATTAAAGATATATCGTCAGCATGGGCGCAACATTGCCATAGCAATCGTAGCTGGACTCAGAGACGAGAATGTTGCTATGACCAATGCTATCACTGGCATGATTAAAAATATGTTCCCCGGACTTCCAGTCGGTAATACTGGTGCAGGTGGTAAGCCTGGTCACAAGGCACCGCCTCACATACCACATCCCGCAGCATCAGGAAAAACTGGTGATCAGCATACACACTATCATGTTACAGTTCCTGGCAAAGATGCGAGTATTAAAACACAACTTAAGCATGCCCATTTCGTCAATAAGAACAGATATACCAATCGTGGAAAGGGCCAGTTCCCTGGCACTAGATAATGCTTACAAAATGTGATTTCCATAACATTGACGGATCAACTGTTTATTCGCTCAACAGCGATACGTCTCCGTTGAAGGAGTTCGATATCACGGTCAATCAGCGTGTGACAACCGACCGTGAGAAGTCTCAGCAACACGGTGTGTATCCCACTAATAGCCTTCGTGGGTCAATGACCATACACGCCGAAGGTAGCATCTTTGGGAACGATAGTCCGGGTTATTGGGCAGAGCGCAAATTGATGTTACGAGCTTTGTTTGGTGCACCAACTCTTACTCCGGTCTTAACCGACCGTAAGCTGGGATTCTTACAAGTGGGATTTGCTGGTGAATCAGAAGATTGGAAGTGTGACGTAACCATCAGCGCATTCAGCGCACCGATAACCGCATTGTATCCGAGTATGACGGATTATCTCATTACGTTTGAGAGTTGGACGCCGTGGTTCTTTGGTGCAACAACTCCGACCAATCTCTACTACGCGGCGTAGGCCACAATGCCGCTCGTTAATCCAGGGCACTCTCACGACTCACCTGTGCAGGTGGGTTTTTTAGTACCCGCGCAAGTGGGTATTGGTCGTACAAGTTATGATACACCATCAGTAATCATCACGAGTATAACCCAGGTATTATATGTTGAAGGTGGGCCATACTCAGACTCAGCAACATTTGCAATTGTGACGAGTGTGCCAACAGGTGAGTTAGAATTCGTACACCCCGCAGGTCAATGGGGACCATTCGACACAGATAATGGACAAATCTGATGCCTACTGTAGCCCATGATTTCACGTATTACATAGATCACACTTCAACAGACCCGACGTTCACGCCTGGGTCATTCATCAGCTTTAAGCCCGAGAATCTGGCTTGGGATGAACAGATACGTGGGGTTGGTAACTGCTCTTATCAGATCAGTTTTAGTGCGCTCGATGTTGATGGCGCTGTCATAGTTAGCGGCCACGACTTCATAGGCCCGATGCGCTCATGGTTCCGGCTACGATATGGTGACGTGGTTATTATGAGTGGGCCGATAGTTTCATCTGAGCGCACTAGCTTCCATGACGACTTTATGAGCGTAGCTGGTAAGACGTGGGAACACTATTTTGAGCGTTGGCAGTATCCATTCGATCCACGTTTCGGTCCACCGGATCATACATTTGATTTCCAACACCCGAATACGTACAACAACAATGAACTCATTGGGTCTGGTGCAGCAACACCGGACGGACTTGCGTATCAGGCATTTAACCGTGACTTAATCCGCATACTAGGTGATATCATCCCAGAGGTCATGAATGTGGGTAATCGCATTACATTCGATCTTAGTTCACTGTCTGGACTCAGTGGTATTCGCACCAATATGAATCTCAGCCTTGGGGATGATTCATACTTAGATTCGATCATCAACACATTGGCTGGAACGCATAATGGATTCGATTGGTGGATTGGTCATGATATGGCATTCCATTGGGCAACACCATACAGATTCGGTAATCCGACCAGTCCGGCGATCTATTACACCATTGATAGTTCACACATTCCTATTGATTTAGGATTTACTAACAATGGACCAGCGGCAACTCATGTGTTAGGTAAGGGTGCTGGACTAGCATCACAAACCACATTAGGTCGAGCATACGGTTATCTTCCTGGTCAGGTACAATTCTCACGACTGGATGCTTCATATGACTTTGGTGACATTAGATCATTCCAACAGTTAATCAATCTTACACAGAAGCAGCTTAGTCGGGACTTGCAGCCTCAACACGTTATAACACTTAAGGTCGATCCATACCTCATCACAGACTATTGGCTTACATTCCGTATTGGCCGCGCAATCTACATTGATTATGAAATGATCTTCCACATGATAGATTCACCACAACAGATCAAGTCATACTCAGCGACAATGGACCCCGAGGGTGGGGTACTCGTTGATATCACATTAGACCAGATATATGCTTTGAGCATTAACACAGGTACACCTGAGGGTTAAATGCACGACTACGATCAACAGATGTTGCACGACCATATCACTCACCTTGAAAACCGGACACGAAGGTTACAGAATAACACGGCACCTACTGTGCCGGTCTATGATTTAGATTCAATGGTTCCAAAAGTTTGGACTATAAGACACAATGATTGGGATTTCGGTAGCAATAGTCCTGGTCAGATAGCGTGGTCTGAGAAATTGGGAATGTTTATTATTGTTGCATTAGGCAACTCTCCATACTCAGAATTAACCTCAACTGATGGTATAACGTGGACTGGTAGAGCAGGCCCAGGCACACTTCAATCTAGCGGGTTATGGGGACACTTGCCTGGTAGTGATGTGCAACCCCGTTATTACTCTGGTAAGAACAGGCAAACAAGTGATGGTTTAAGTTGGTCAATAACACCTTCTGGTTTTAGTGATGAAGTTGCTGCATATTCTCCGACATTGAATAGGTGGGTTGCTATCCATTTGGGTGGTAATACTGTAGCAACTTCTGATGATAATGGAACAACGTGGACAAATAGAACTACTCCGTGGGATAGTCGTTCTCCTGATGTATTCACTGGTATGTGGTCAGCTATATTTAATTGTTTTATATTAGCAGGAGACACGGCTGCTCCATATCACACTGTTCTTAGATCGGACGACGGGATAGCGTGGCAATCTGTATCTACACCATTAGATCAGTGGTCCTTTTGCTACGATATAACAGAGTCTCCACGTTTAGGTAAAGTATTCATAGCTGGAAGTGGTAATTCTGATCCAGTGACAGGTGTCTTTGATCCAAGTCATTCGTCGGTCATACAATCAAGCGATGGTGGGTTAACTTGGACTGAAACACCACCTATGTTTGATGGAATAATTGGTACCTTTGCGGCAGGTGAGGCTATATGTATCATAGATGATGGACAAAACGTTATAGTTGGTGGATACACAAACGGCTTCTCGGACCGTGCAGCATTCTTATCACCGAATGGAAATGTTGAATGGGTAAATGCTAATATTCCTTTTGACGGTGTATATTCACTAGCTTATTCACCATCACTTGATGTTGTAGTTGCTACTGGATTTTTGGGTCCTCAAGCTAGAATAGCAACTTACGGACATCCTTAAAATGTACGAAACCTTTAAACCACGTATCATGGCTGCGCGCAACAAACTCGAAAAGCTCGAGAATATTGCTGCGCCCACGATACCAAAGTACGATTTGACAAATGGTGTTGAGCTATTTATGATGGTCTTTATACCTGGTGGTAGAATTCTATTCCCATTATCACCAAATGTAGACTATTTTGTGGAAGTACATTTTGTAACCGATCTTGTTTCCACTGGTGTTTGGGATTGGTATGTGAATGGAGTTTTAGTGGGTACTCTCACACCAGGTATAGAAGCACCAAATCTTGAGTTTGCAACTACAATGTTTCCAGATATTGGCGGACCTAATGATCTAATCAGTTACCCAGATATGACCTATTATTTGTGGGATGTGCGTGTAGGTTCTACACGTGGAGGAACTGAATATTTTAGTGATCCACTTAGTTCATTTCCAACTGATCCACCGTGGGAATTGGTAGTTAATCCGGTTGATGATGGAATGTTTGGGATGACGAATGTGAATCTATCACCACACGGAACTGTGTTGGAATTAACACATATAATTGATGGTGGTGGATCGAATGTTTTCTTTACTAAAAATAGTACATTGGGTTTTCATACTGATATATGGACGAGTTTTCATGTACAGTTCCCAGTATCTACATTTAATCTTTTGTTAAATGATCCATTTATAAATGCCTGTTATTTTAGTCTTTCTCAGGTATGGGAACACGGCCTCTATATATATCCTCAATTTACGTCACTCATTTAACAATGTCTTACGATCAATTTCATCATCGTCTTTCTTCGGTTGAGCGCAGTCTTGCGTCAGTGATTGCTGCTCCCACATTTCCAATTTACGATACTCACGAACTTGTATCTGTCGGTAGCCCATATTTCTCCTGCCCTTATGGGGCTGTATACCAAGTTCGTTCTAATATTCCAGCAGGTACAATCCTTACAATAAACTTTGCTAACAGCATACTGCCAATATACTGGATAGGTGTTAAACTCAAGCAGATAGATAATCTTAGTTTTTCTGGAAGTGTAACTTCATCACCGTGGGGTGATAATCCGTTTGGTGGCTCATTAGGATTTTCACAACATGTTACTACGAGTGAATTTTTTGTATCCCGCACCGCTGTATTTTTTCCAAATCCGTGGTCTGGGTTATATGGATTCATGTTTTTAGAAGATTCCGCCATAACAGATTTTGTTGAATGGGATCATCCAATGCTTCAAAATGAAGATGTAATCTTCAATCCGTATAATCCTCCGTTTGATTCTCGTGATGATGATATATCGCCTTATGTCGTGGGTAATACACCACCGAGTAGAACTGGTCACTATAGTTCTGTGTATAACTATTTCTCAAGTCCAGTAACCGACGATTTGCAAATCTTTAATTCAAACTTTGATACAACTTGCATAGCAGGAATAACAACAATTAGAACTGCTGGAACGCCAACAATTCATCCAGGAATTGTAGGCCGCGGAAGAAGTGTTAACGAAAACTTCGTCAAAGTGGAAGTAACACAAGACATAACTGCTCCATCTGGTTTAGTTATTCAAACGTGTATGTTAAATACAGTTAGACTTGATCCATCTGCTGATATAACAAAATATCCTTCATCAGTTACAGATAATGCTGGTGGTTCACCATCCAATGTATTACGTGGTCGCGCGATGGAATCATTTTCTGTGCAAATCAGTGAGATGCTCGTATGAGTATTTTTCCTCAAGACTCAATCAAGGGCCAAATTGCGGTTGGCACAGATGGTTCTATTAACTGGTTTAATGGCACAGAATGGCAGACTAAGGTTGGTATTCCGTCTGGCGGTAATCCTCCACAGGATGCAGTTAATGGGCAGATTGCGATTGGCTCTGATCATTCATTAAATTGGTGTGTCAATGATACTTGGTACGGAGCACCTGGAACACCGGCAACTGGCAATGCACCACAGGATGCAGTACAGGGTCAACTCGTATTAGGTGTTGGAGCGCCGTGTTGGTTTGACGAAGGCCAGTGGTGGACTTTTGCCCTGTTCACTCCACCACCAGCTCCATCTGGGTTATACGTAGCAAACCGTGATCCGTCTAGTAACCTTTATCGAATTGATCCTGTGACCGGGACACTTACAACAATTGGTCCAATTGGATTTGGTATACAGGGTATGGCTTTTGACCCAATCACGACAAGTCTTTATGCAGTAACAACCGACAGTTCACAAAAGCTTATTATTATAGACCCCAACATTGGTACTGGATTCTTAGTAAATGATATTGTATCATCAGGACCTTTTGCAGAAGATATAGCATTTGATGCTAATGGTAATCTTTTTGGTTGGAACTCAGGAAACCGTTTAGTTAGCATAAATAAATCAACAGCCGTATTTACGGTCGTTGGTGGGACCGGTACTACATTCGAGAATGGTACTGGTCTTGATTTTGCTCCAAATGGTTTGGGATACTTTTTTAGAGATGGGGCAAATGGTACATTAAGTGTTGTTGATCCATCTACTGGTGTTTGGCACACGATTCCTGATGGATTTGGTCCTCCCCATATGGACGGTACTGGTTTCTCAAATGATGCAATAGTTGCTGCTTCATTCAGAGACGGTTTATTCTGGTGTCTCACACACGACACAGTAAGTATCAATAACTCACGATTTATAACAGTAGATACTACTACTGGTACTACTTTAGGTTATTACAATGTCGATGTAATTGCCACATTGAATAATAAAACATATGATGGTATAGCATGGGCACCCGAACTCTCAACAGCATATAGACCTGTATTTATTGGAGAATGTATTCGTGGTCATGGTAATGGCGGTCCTACAACTACAACAATAACATTTAATAGAACAGTACGTGTTGGTAGTTACATAGTTTTGTGGATTGCTTACAATGATGTTGTTGGAAGCCCACCTAGCGTCGTTGACCACATAACAGATAATCGTGGTAATGTTTGGCCAAATGCAATAAACGCGATAAGTAAGTTTGGCGATGTTGATGGATATGATGAAATATATTACATGCAGGTAACAACTACATTATTTTCAACCGATAATCTTACTTTGCATTGGACAGATTATAGTGAAACTCCAACTAGTGCTCCAGCAGCTTGGGCAATTGTAGGTGCAGCATTTGCTAATTTGGATGAGGGTAATGGTCACGGAATATCATTCGTTGATTATATCGCATCAGTTGGAATAACTCCCAATGGTTCACCCCAACGTTCAACTACACCAAATAGTTTTGGTAACGGGGTTATGATGGGTGGTATTCTCGCCAATATGGACATGGCTCAATTCGGTGTGAACTTTGGTTCTTTCCCGTCAGCAAACACTAATGTTGGACCAACATCTGGAACATATGATACAAGTGTTTTATCTTGGCAAACTCTTCCAAATGAAACGTATGTAAATGTTGGTGCTGGGATTGGTGTGGGCTTATGGCCTTCGTTTGCTATATTACCAAGTGCTGCAACTGATCTGAATCCAATAACAACACCTATAAGTGTTTTGTGGTCTGGATCATTTTATTCAGGCTCAGACGGTAAGTGGCCTTGGGAATCAATAGCATTTTGGATTGGCCCAACAATATGATCTCTTCAATTTTCTATGACGTTGTAAATCCAACCTCTGGCCTAGACTGGATACAGTCAGGAGGTATAATTGGCTTACTACTTTTTATCATAGTAGGCGGTTCTCGAAAATGGTGGGTGTTTGGTTGGCAATACAAAGACCTTCAAGACAGATACGAAAAGGTAGAACAATCTAATCTAATGTGGATGCAGATTTCTCTACGCGGGGTCAACATAACGGAGAAAATAGTAAGTGGTGTAAAAGATGAATCTACTGAAAACGTTTAAGATGAGAAGGAGACATAGAAAATACGAGCGGCAAAGTTTCAATGCACGTTTACAAATGGAAGCGGAGGCGCAGAAAAATGTCGCAGCACGGTTAACTGCTGTAGAGCTGTCATTCAAGAATCAAACACGGCAAGGACATTAATTAATGGAACTGACTAGTACTATAACAGTATTAGAATTAGTGTGGACGCTAATTGCGGGTATTGGTTTGATTTTTGTTGGCGGTTTGTTGGGTAGATCTTGGGGTGATTTAATGTTCATAAATCATGCTAAAGTAAATGGCCTTCGTAAATACTCAGCTGTGACGTCTATGCTCATATTCATAGCAGCCTGCGTAACACAGTTATCTTATTTGTCAACAGGTGTTATTGCTATGACGCAAAAAAGTTCACACGACCATCCTACGGCAGCTAGTATATCAATTGCAGGAATCGTTATATTCTCGTCGATTTCTTCAACTGTGTTTGCTGGTCTTATCTACTATAGGCGCATTAAGCTGATAGATATAATCAAGGAGAGTGGAAGTTTAAAATGAGTCAATACACACTCGACGCACAGAAGTTTCCACTACACGACGCAGCCGTTAAGAGCGCGTTAGCCGAGTACAACAAGAAAATAATTGAGATACCTCCTGGTAGCCACAGTAACACATCACCAGAGATACGCAAGTATCAGGCCGCAACATTTCTTAAAGGAACAGGTTGGGCATGGTGTGTTGCGTTCTTTCAGTACAATTGGCTCATAGCTGAACCGGGCAAGCATGGACTCCCCTATAAAGGGGCAGGTGCCTACGATATGTTGGCCTGGGCTAAAAAGGCTAATTGGACCACTAAGACTCCCATACCCGGTGACGGTGTTTGCTGGAATATGGGTAGCGGCCACTGGTCCATGTTTTTAAGGCGCGAAGGCACCTACATCGTAACAGTGGACGGTAACGTCAGTGATGCAGTACTGATATGCAAACGCCCCGCCAGTTTAGTGGCGGGGTATATGCACGTACCTGAATTGGCACAGAAGAAGATTGCGCCTGTTACACCAAAGCTGATGAAGCCTAAGAAGTATCAGATCGTTACTAGCATCAATGGCTCTAAGCAGATCGTGGTGAGTGGACGCACTTTGCCGAATCTGATCCCATTCATCACCAAATCTGTCAAGAACCACAAGGCTATAACAATCGAAGAAATACCTGTAGCGAAGCCTACTCCGCCAAAGACCACAACATAAGGAGACTGAGACACATGGAGACTAAGCCATCTATTAAGACCAGTGAGTTCTGGATTCACGCAGCTTTACAGTTATTCTTCTTGCTCAACACTTTGCAGGTTTGGACGTACTTACCCGCCAAGTGGTCTGGACTCATTCAAGCCATATTAGCCGCAGCATACACAGTCAGTCGTGGTACTGCCAAGAGTGGTATTCCATACGGGCCTAGTGGTGCAATGGGCACAGATGGCACAGTGGGCATTGACACAACGACTGACCCAACTGAGGTAGTGGCAGAGTGACTGCATTAGCTGACTTCAAGAAGTTTATAGCTGACTCGGAGGCATCCAGCTATTACAGCAAGTGGGGGTCACAGAGTCCTGCTGAGTTAAAGCGTTGGACTACGTTTAGAGATTCGGTGGTTAATGGTGGAACACCCGTAGTCCCAACAATGACCACAAAATACGGTGCAGGTCTAGTTGACGCTGGTATCATGTACTTGAACATACCAGTAGCACCGATTCCACCGGCTCCGAGTGTTCCACCCACTAAGCCACCGCCCACGACGTATCTCTTTAATGATGAGTTCAACGGTACAACACTGGACTCGACCAAGTGGTACAACGCCGATAACATTCAGTATGGTGGTATGAGCTATAGTAAGGCTGCGAATGCCACTCTGGATGGTAATGGTAACTTGGATCTTAAAATCACTAGAGAGAATTGGAACGGTAAGGCATATGCTGGCGCAAGTGTAGGCACTTACCTGTATCAGACAGGTTGGCCCGTTCCTGCACAGGATATCAAGGCATCATGGAAAGCACCATTTAGTTACGAAACTCGTTTCCTGCTTCCTGATGTATTAGGCGCATGGATTAGCCCTGGTTGGAATCAGAACATTGACCGCCCAACTTCACAGGTTATTAACGAGATTGACCTGGGCGAGATTCGTAGCATGAATCCAACATGGTTTGGTGCTAATCAGCATAAGTGGCAGAATGGTGCCGAGGTTGGAGTTGCCGAGAATGGTGGAGGCAACGGTTCCGATGGACGCACTAATTGGCACGTTATGCGCGTTGATGCATTAGCAGATAGTACCAAGTATTATTTGGACGGTACTCTCGTTGCTACGCATAGTGCTGTTAGTGGTGTGTTTGGTGCTCAACTCCATGCAGAAATTGCCGACGTAGGACAGTGGGCAGCAGGAGGAACACAACCCGATCCTAATAGCCCAGGACCTTGGCACTTCCTTATTGATTATGTGAGGGTTACTGCTCTCTAACTAATCCCTCAAAAGATGCCTTGCCGTACCACTGTGCAAGGTTGTTAAGCCCCGTAACACCGTCCTCTCCTCGGTTAAGTTACGGGGCTTAACTTTGTTAAGACAGATGGACCCGGTAGGAATCGAACCTACAACCCTCGCGTTATGAGCGCGCTGCTCTAACCGTTGAGCTACGGGTCCTGAAACTACTCGATCTTTTCAAACACTAAATGACGGTAACTTGAACCAACACCGTTCTCTATAAGTTTGTAACCGTTTTCTTCAAACATTGGGATAAGTTCCATGATCGGATCGGTGTTAGGAGGAATTTCCCTACTATCAATTTGAACCACAATTCTCATGCCAACCCCTTATATCCGTGTTTGTTGTATTTGAAACCTGCACCGAAAGTGTACCAGTGTAACAAGTGTCTAAGTGCATCATTACAATGACCGCCCGGAAGTGTCTTGTATAGCTTGTCGGATTTCAGGCGGGCATCTGAGTAGTATCCCTTCTTACCCTGTGCAGGGGTTTGTTGAAAACATTGGATGGGTGAACTATTGGCCGCTCGTTCGTAGTAGTAAAGATTCATCACACCAATGAGGTTACGTGGGAACAAAATGAGTTTCATCTGAACACCACCTTTAACGTTCTTACGGTATTCAAATGATTCATAACCCATTATGTCTGGGTGTGACCTTTTAAGTTCTGAGTACAAATCCCATTCATTCCAAACAGCCTGCCCACTAATAACACCCATCATACCATTCTCTATGATACCTACTGCATATCCAGTAGTACCACCAGGATCGAACCATACAACCTTGATGGGTTTATCGTCAGTATTGACTTTCTCGGCTCTAGGTAGGTTAACCATATTATGCGCCCCGCTCTGAGCGGCCCTGTGTGACGGCCTCTAAGTCTGGCAGGACAGCCCCGGATCGGCCTAGGGTAGCCTTAGCGTACCCCCTGGGCAGCCGCTCATAGCTCGATTCGCTCGGACGGTTCAGCACAGGATTTCGATTGTTAGGGTTATATCACTCTTGCGGTATATAGCGATTGCGGCAGTTAAGTCATTTATGCCGACCCCCGAGGTTACTCGCTTACCGTCACTATTCTTCATTATCCACTCTGTTCTTGTGTATTCACGGTGACGATGGAAGCGTGCGGGATGCCCCTTCTTCATGTTACAAGGCTTCCCTGAAGTAGTGGGTTCATTGCACAGTTCAGTCACAACTATCCAAACCCTTAATGATTTGTATGCTTCCATCTTTGAAGAGTGTCGCCCGTATCTCCTCCAGGGCTTCCTTTAGTGAATCATCTTCCTCATCTAACATGATTTGAGCTAATCTGTTAACATCTACGATTAACTCATTGATCTTACTAACTAAAATCTCACGCGGGATTATGTCACAATTGTCAAGTTTCTTAATCATCGTGGGTGACCCCATTCAGTGGGCTTAAAAGTAATTGGTTCTGCGTGACGTTCTACATATATTTGCCAAGCTAACCCACTAGCTTCACGTATCTCAGTTGGAGTAACACCCGCACCAGTTCCACAAGTAGTCTCAAATATATCGTACATACTTTTAACTAAAGTTGCGAATACTGGATCGTTGTGCATTCTATTTCTTGCGCTCATCATGGTACTAACGTGTCCTCATCATCATTCTTCTCCCCAGGCCATCTCTGCCTTCGTCCACTAGTACGAATATAAGTAAGATAGACGCCAAGATATGCAGAACCAATTATCGTGATTGCTCCGATAAGCATACCAATGACAACAGATCCTTCTGTCGATATCTTAGTGCCCCACCAAATAATACCAGCAACACCCGTCAGAAGCGCAAACATAAGTGCTGCTGAGACGAGTAATGCTATTAAGCCCCTATAGTCTTTCATGCTGCAATCCTCTCATCGCTCATCACCCAATCGTGCAAGTCGCCCCAATTGGGTCCAATACTAACATCAACCTCAAATGGGATATCATCCCAACCTAGTTGCTTAGATGCCTGAGCAATCATAACCTCACGCATCATCCCAGCAACCTCATCAGTTTGACTAATTGGTATGTCAGCCACGATACTGTCGTGCACAGTAGCCACAATACGGATGCCATTATCCACAAGATCACAAAGAGCACAAATAGTGAGCCAAGCAGCAATATTCTGAGGAAGGAAAGAAACCGATTCTCTCTCCACATCTCCCAAGTTTTCGTCTGTGATAAGGTGGAACCGCCGTTTGTGTCCGAATGGAGAGATAACATATCCATCTTTTCTTGCTCGCTGTGCGGTTTCAAGTGTCCACGCCTTTAATTGAGAGAATTGACCCCACCAGTCATTAATATACTCTTGTGCTTCATCCTTGTCCATATGATACATCTGTGCAAAGGCATCTGCGCCCTGCCCATATGTCACGCCGAAATTAATATTCTTAGACTTAACGTACTCTTCTTTCGTATACCCCGGTCCATAAAACTTAGCGGCTCGCTCTTTATGGAGACTTCGGGTACTATCCCGATATATGCCCAATAGAGCATCATCTCCGCTAAGTTTTGCACATGTTCTAAGCTCAGCTTGGGAGAAATCTGCCGAGATGATAACGTTTCCCGGAGAAGGTAAGAACATAGTTCGCATACCTGGGATGTTCTCGTACCCTTCTCTGATAATGTTTTGCAGGTTTGGATCGTTACTACTCGCCCGTCCGGAGACTGTTCCTCCACCCACGTTAAAGTGACCGTAAATCTTTCCGTCTCGTTGTGCTCGTCTAACCAATCCTTCAATGTATCTGCTCCTGATATCCTGAATCTTTTTATAGGCTCGATGAGTCGCAGCCCATTCCATAAGTTGTGTGCGGTTTTCAAGATTAGAAATGAATTCGCCACGTTCAATAATCTCTCTAACTTCTTTGCCTGTGCTGGTTGAGAGTTTCTTGGGACCGGCATCACGCAAAGAGTGCTTAAGTCCCCACTCATCATAAATGATTGCTTTAAGCTGTTGAGACGAGTTGGGATTTAAAAGAGGATGCTTGGTGATTTCACGCTCTCGTTCGCTTAGTTCCAGCATTCGCGGTATTGCTTCACGTTCATTAATATTCAACGCGGTTTCTGAATCGAACGGGAATCCGTTAAGTTCAACTATACGGAATCGTTCTCCTGCATGTAATAGACGCTTATATACAGGTCTGACGGAACCGCCTCTATCAGAGTCAAGTTTCGGCTCAAGTACATTATATAGTTGGAATGTGCCGGCTGTATCCCAACCATTGTATTTGTACAACTCACGTTCTGACATTCTCTTTTCGGCATCGGTCTTTCCAAGAAACTCTCCCGTCGTCTTAAAGTGCTTAACACTTTTGGGTTCATAGTCTGGCCAACCGAACTGTGTACTCATAAGATACTCAAGACTATGATAACCAGGACGTTCATCAAGTGCCACACTCATCAAGTAAGTGTCCTCGTCTACACGCGCATCGACACCAGCTTTGACTAAGACTTTAGTGTCAGACTTACCGTTGTGCCAGATGAAGCTAGTTTCAGTTCGTTCGTAGATTCTTCTGATAAGATCCCATACTCGTCTATCGCTAATTGCTCCCAAACCAAATACAACTGCTTTCTCGCCTCTTGCAGAGAATCCAGCGCAAGTTGGTGTGTCATCTTGTTGCCACTCAAGGTCGGACGCCAATAATACAGGAAGATTCTCTGTCCATCTTTCGAGTGCAACTCTAGCTCTATCAACATCGTTGATTATCTCCACGCTAGGAAATACAGGAGGTGGAATAGGATCGAATGCCCTCTTAAAGTCATCCACCATATCTGGATACTTGTCTGAATCACGAACTACAATTGCGGGATTGTTAGTGACGATAACTCGTTGCGGAGTTCCTCCACTAGAAGTTCGGTTATGAACAAATGGTCTTGCAGTAAAGACGGCTCTATATCTTGTAAGAGCAATGGTAGCTTCGGTTCCTGCGGCAATAACAAGACTACAATTTTTGATTTCGTCCTCAAGTCTAGGCTTGCATGATTTGATAGCAGCAGGCGAAGGATCATCCGTTCTACACAGAACAACATTCGTAGTAATAATATCTTTGCGCGCAATTCTGTACCTCCCTAACAGGTTCTCAAGCACGGCCTTAGAACCGTGTGGGTTACTAAATGGCACACCAGTAGCTATGTCATACTTGCCAGGACTACGAGAGACGAATGCCACCTTAGAGTTAGGATCACCACAAGTAGGCGCCATCTTCTCTTTAGCAAGAGGACAACTCTCACACTCGGCAAGTGGATGTTTACGTTTAACGTCCATCAATTTCAGGCTTTCCGTGAATCATACGTCGAGTAATATGACAATCCTCCCACGCTGGTCCGTGACCTGTAATTTGTTCTTCTAATGATTTCTCAGCTTCTTCTCGCGTAGAAAAGATGCCAAAATTGTCTTGATCAAAATCTATGGTATACACATAAAACCACTCTGTCTCATTCATAATGAACGGATCTGTCTCCTTCATACGTAGGGTAGTCCCCTCCTTCCATACCATTGTCGATCAAGTTGACACGTTAGACAGTATCGTCTACCATTCTTTGGACGGACTCGCCAATTACTGTGACCTCTACTGCATTCGGTTTCAGCACGTTTACGATCTGCAATTGCCTTAGAATTGGCACGACGCTGTTCAATTGCAGCAGGCGTCATAGTCATAATCATCTACGGCCTATCGTCGAACGGTCTATATTTGCGTCTATTGCATTCATAGTGAAGCAAGAACATAAGACAACACATAGCATGAGCTAAATGAGGTAAGCCTGTTTCTTCGTCGTTCTTACGCCCGCGCCAAAAGTCCCACAAGTGACCAAGTAATGCTCTAAATACGCGACTGTACTTAAGTCCTTTAGCCCAGTTGTGTTCTTCATACTTACGAGCACCAAACTCAAGCACGTTGGCAGTAGCCTCTAAAGCATCAGGACTCCACAAGTCCCAACGAGTTTTTCCTTCGTCTAATTTAACACCCTCAGTGAGAGCCATTAGGAAAGGGGTGTACCGTCAGGACCAAGAATCTTCTTAGGTGCAATACCCATCTGTGCAGCAAGACGTTCCTGCTTAACACGATTCTCGTTAGCCTCACGAACCATCTTTAAGCGGTTGTAGATAGCTTGACGATAATGGAAGTTATACGCCTCGTCGCTGATACCAACAGCTTCTTGCACAGCTTCAATAAGACCAACTAACTTAGCTTCCATCTCAAACAACTCAATCTTCATTCCAGGCATACAAACCTGATCTGCAACACCATACGGTACTGCTACGATATGCATACCAGCGCGAGTCCATGCCTTCTTCTCATTAAGGATCTTAACATCAAGCTCGTCCATAACAACATCTGCACAGGTACCGTCACAAAATGGTGCATGGAAATGATCCGCGAAACTACATTCATGCACAGTAGGTGGATTAAGTGAGTCCCACTCAATATCCGGTCCAACGTCAGGTTCACCAGTACCATTAATTGCGCTCACGCGAGACAACCTTTCGTGTTCGATTTGTTTACGCTTATTACGGAGTCGTGCGCCTTTGCTCATACGCTGTATATCCTGTGTCCTCTCCCGGCTGCTTTAACATCAATAAGTCCACGCTGTACCATCGTCTCGATAATGTCTTTAGCTTCTCTTGCACTAAGATGTTGACGTTGCATAAACTCAGCTTTTGTCAATCCCTCCTTACGTTTGACAATATTAATAGCGCGGTCTATTGCCTTCTCTGCCGTAGATCGACCAGCATTCAGGATCAGATCAATAGAGTAATGTCCCCACTTCTCGATATAGAACGCGGCTTGTTTCACATCAGACGTTTCAACAGCTAAACGGTTTGACTGGTCAGGAAGCCTACGACTCGCAGCAACAAGCATTGACATTTTGAGCAACGAATAGCTCAAACGAGAGAACGTCGGCAGAGCCAACATAGACATATCAGTCTCAATGCCGGCGTTAGTCATAATATCCTCAAGATTGCGATAATAGTCCCATGCTTCCTCAGACAATCTAGCTTCAATCTTGATCGGCATTTCTATTTGCTGACCAGCGATCGAAGTCGTAACGCTAGTGTTATAACGCTCGCAGATATCAGTAAGCGATCTAACGATATTGTCTTTACGTTCTGTAGATACTTCTGTGGGTGGTCCTGTTCGTCGTAACCTTGACAAGTCATTCTCACCTGATACGACCAAGAACCTTGGTAAGAATCCAGATAGGATATACTCGTCATTGATAAGAGAGTATACCTTGTCCCTAATTCCACCGCCAAAGAATATGAAGTAGGGTTCGGATATTGTAATTGTCTCTTTCCGTAAGAGACGAGTATAAATCGGCGGAACATCGTAGAGATGAGTAAGCGTCTCCGGTAAACCGGCGAGATAATCTTTTCTGTTGATTGAGTCGAAAAGTCCACTAACTTCATCCCTCCAATAAATAGACACTCTTTTGGGTCGGCCACTTAATCCGGTCAATAGTCCTTCGGCACTACCATCAGTCGCCAGGATTAAACTCTCGTCAATGTCTTTTAGAATATCAATGACAAGACGCATCGCGGTTGTCTTTCGTGTAAGGGTGCTCTCCCCCAAGACCAACCCCCACAGGTTAGGTACGATTTCTCCCCACTGTACCTTTAGACTCAAACCAGCCGAGACGACAGCACTCAAAGCAATAAACATACCAAGTTCATGATATTGCTCAGGTGCATCAGTCGCAGCATTAGCCCAACCCTTGTAGTCTGCGATGAACGTATCTTCCTCAATCTCATCGAAGTCCACTAGATGAGGCATCGTGACTATTTCTACCTTACCACCAAGTAGTACCTCAAAATGACTGTGTTCCTTCGCGGCCTTAATAACGTCTCGCCACAGGTAACTCAATGGACGGTTATCTCTGGCATACTTGTTACACGCTGCGTTTATAGCAAGCACGAAAACCTCGTCTTGCAATAAGCCCAACTCAAAACACTTGTGGATAAAGCGCCATAAGATGCGTGACCAGTCTGCATTTGCATCAGGCGCGGTTGTATACAGTGACGCAAATTCCTCGTCTAGCTTACCTTCTGCTTTATACCGATAAAGCACCATGCCCGGATCGGGTAACTTCTCGATAACAGGCATCGGATTGTTAGCGATAACCGTAGCTTCTGAGTTCTCAATAATCGCTTCCGGTATAGCATCAAAGACCCCAATGTCATACGTCGTGTCGGTGATACTAATAAGTTTAACCGGCACAGGTGGGTGGTACTTCTGATTCTCAGTCCAAGGAACACGCAACAATTGCGTAAGATCCCAACCACTCTTATCTGCACCAATCTTATAGGCGAGCTTCTTTGAATAATCCTCAGCAACATCGGCAGGGATAGGCTCACCAGTAACACGCCAATATGCTTGCCAACGTCCGGGTGACGATTCAACAACACAGGTTGGAATCGGCTCCAACTGTGCAGGGTTGGCATAATCAAGGTCGGACCATGCAAATGTACTGCCCAACGCAAACTCTTTACGTCGCTCTGGCATAGAGAGCAGATTGACGCAGAACCACACGTCGCGGTTCGGGTACATATCTTCGATAAAGTTAGCTACGTTATGACGTTGCCCAGGCCACTCAAAAAATTTCTGCGCGAAATTGCCTTTATTCTTGCTTGCGGTGGCAATACACAGAAAGCCCTTATTGACGCCAAACAGGTAGTCGAAGAATTGTACCCGCAACTGTAGATTAGCGGGTGGTGCTGATACGGCCATAAATCTCCTGACTACTTACGCGGTTATTAAAGTGGCTATGGTAGCCCAATACTTAATGCGCTTACGAAGTATAGGCGCACAAGCCACAATGCTGCCGTTCTCTACAACAAAACCCGCACAGAAGTAGCGGGTGGTAACTTGATAAAGACCATCATGCAGTTGCATAATAACAGGGGCGGTTGTGACACCAACCCCTGTTAGATACTAATTACTCAGCAGACTCGTCAGTAGATGCATCAGACGAATCATCGTTATCATTAGTATTACTATCATCACCATCAGCGGGGGTGTCTCCGGCCTCATCAGGCTCAGGCGTAGTAACCTCAATAGGCGGGCGACCCGGTGCATCACTATCAGGTGCAGGATCAACGGGAGTTTCCTCAATCTCAGTCATGTATTTCCTTTCGTTGTGTTGACAACATTGTATGCTAGCCTTGCCCCTACTAGCACCACTACGGCCCATATAGTATTGCCTGTTAAAGCCCTCACCCGTAGTGCCCCATACCCTAACTCGCTGGCATCGGGTTACACCCCACCAGTCCGTTAGGGCGATCGTTAACCGGAATTGACTACGACCAACGTAATAGGTGTGTGTCCCTGATTATCACAGGGCTGTCCATTAACATCCATCTGCAATGAACCACCATTACTTACACAAACCTGGATTGTGCCGTTACCTAATCCAGCACCATCCTTACCGTTAGTACCGTTAGTGCCATCTTTACCAGCCGGTCCCTGTGGACCAGTGGCACCAGTAGCACCCATAGGTCCCGTTAAACCAGTGGGACCAGCGGGACCAATTGAACCATTAGAACCAGTGTCACCCTTTGAACCGGGTGTACCACTTGAACCATTAGAACCATTCGATCCATTAGAACCACTAGGTCCGGCTGGACCAGTTGCTCCAATTGCACCAGAAGGACCAGTCAATCCAGTAGCACCCTGCTTACCAGTGATACGAATAGACGAACCAATCGGGATTCTCTTATGGAAAATCCGTCTCTCACCAGGAAAACACTTCTGTCCCGTTCTTACTGCTCGCATAACACCACCGCGAGCTAACCAATTTGGTCCCTTAGCAATACAGAACGGACCGAAGTTAGCAAAGTGCTGCTTACCCGGTAATGGACCATCAGTTGCTGCTGCTCCTACACTAACACTAACAACAGCAGCAACGATTGCCGCGATAATTGCATTCTTCATTGATCTCCTTATTCATAAGAATAGGCACACCTACCTCTCACTGGCTACTTACGCGCTTTCACCAGATCAAACCACCCTTCCCTCCGACGCTTCTCTTATTTTCTATAAGCCTCGGTGTGCCCAAATTGTTAATCTTTAGAGCAGACCAGCACCAGCGGAAGAAGTACCTTCCTTGCGGGCCTTAACACCACTAACCTTGTTGTTGTCGTACTCCTCATCATACTTCGTGTTGATGGAGCACTCACGACCCTGCATATCAGCGAAGTCAAGTGTGAAGCTAGGAGACTTGACAGATTCATCAGAATAACCAATTGCGATGAGGAACCTTGCAAGCATACCTAACAACTTCATGCGCTTCTCAGCGTCATAACCACCATCAGCGGTAGGCATCCAATAGTAGTTCCAAACACGACGGTTATCGTAAGAACCACCGTCGATCTTGAATGCTACATTGATACCAGGCGTACCGACAGGCAGGTTGCCATTCGGATTCTCAGTAAGAACCGGCGTAACCTCAAAAACGATTGCATCCTTCCAACCGTTATCCATGAGATTGCCGCGAGTATCAGCAGTAGAGAGGTCAAGCGTAGCAGGAAAACCATCTACCGCATTCTGTTCATCAACAGACATTATAACACCTTTCGTGATTTGAGACGATTATGGAGTAACTGCTGCGGATAATGCAGCGAGTGGATCGGGTGCGACTTGTGCGACTTGTGTTGCGAGCGGGTCATCAACGTGTAATTGAGCACCACTCTCCTTAATAATACGCCATACATCAGGTAGCGTAGGATCATTCTTCATTAGTTCAGGTAACACTTGGAACCTGTCACGCGCTTGCACTACTCGCGTTTTCTTAAATTGAATCTGCCGGTGTGTCTCACCCCCTTCTTCATATACAGACATATAACCGATTACCGAGAAAAATCCACTTATCTCGTGGCGTAACTTTCCCGGCATACCTGGCCAAATTTGGTTAATCTTCGTGAGCTTGTTCTCGCGTTCATCAGTGTAAGCCATACAAATAGTATGACACGGTAAATCTCTGAACGAGCGAATAACAATCCTCATACGCTCACCCGACTTACCCCACTCACGCTGAGAAGGAACGTAAAGGTCTACGTTCTCGGGATTGTTAGCAGAGGCTTTAGCCTCAACCATAACTTCGTTCATATCCATCTTCTGCAACTCAGTTATGTTGTCGAGACAAATGCTCTTATAGAAACTAGCACCACTTGAAAAGTCTGCGGCCAACTCACGATAAAGTTCCTTCAATGCATCCAAACTACGGATTGGTGGAGATACATGAAAGTTCGGATGCTTCAAGCCTAAGTCTTTAATCGTATCCGTTCCGCCATCAATGTCGATTAGTAGACTAGGCAGAAATTCCTCAGGCCAGTCAACTATTGTACCATAATGGTACGTCTTACCAATTGACGGTTCAGCATATAACAACTCATTGAGGTACTTAACAGTACCATCAGGCGGGCCTGCGCCAATCCTCTGTGCGAGAGTTAGTTGAGCAGGTTGCGTTGGTGTTTCAGTGGGTGTTTCGGGAACAGTGGTGGTCATAATAGACCTGGAACCTCCGGTTCGACTTGTTCGGATTGAGATTCGTGTTGAGACTTGAGTTCTTCTGTGTCAACGAGTAAGAGATTCATTTCTCTAAGACAATGAATGTCACACTTAGGTACACCGAATAGTTTGTAATGAGTTGGTGCTCTACAATTCCTGCTCATACATCTATTCTCTGTGTCTGTGTAACGTAGTGGTCCAATCTGAGGTCTTGTTGGATATAACTCCTTTAGACGCTGACTGAGAGCTTTACTAATAGGCTGACCTTCTGTGCCTGTTGTCATTCCAGACTCAGATTTAGTCTCACCTTTTAGTAGTTCATTGATGGTATCAAAGTCAAGACCGTTCATCGGTCCCAATTCGGCATAAATCCATCTTCCAACATAGCAGCGTAATCATCGCCAGATTCAGCAGCGATGCAAGGTCCCCTAAACACACAGTTAAGACAACCATAGTTCTTAGTCGGATTAGGATACGGAACCGGATCGTTCAACATATCCTGCGCCTCATAGTACAACCGAGTCATTGCATTCTTACGCTGTGCAGGGTTACGATGTGTGTCGGTTCGACGGACATAACGCTTATCACCCAACTCTAACAGATAGGTGTAGTAACTCTGCATCTTTGGGTCTAAGTCAAAGATGGGCTTAAGTCCATTGTCAATAATATGCTTCTCAAACATTTCTGCGGTTGTAGTCTCTTCCGTGCGGTTAAGACTCGGAAGTCCACTCTTAAGAATACTCGGTGGCTTGGGATAACCCTTTAACATGGCCTGATACGTGATATGATCTAAGTCTTTAAACTCAAGATCATACAGTCTGGCTTCTAGTTCACCGAATGCCAGATAAGACGTGCATTGTTCATCCAAGTCTAAGTGACGGAAGTAATCGTCGTCAACCTTAGCTGCGGTTTTGTAGTCAAGGATGCCGTAGTTACCAAACTCGTTGTCCTGCTTAATCATATCCTGCCGACCGCGGGTGTGAACCTGCTTTTCAAGATAATAGGCGTTTGAATCATCAACATTCTTACGCCGAATCAACGGACCAAACTCATTACCCTTATCAAAGTCAGGTTCCCAACCTTCTGGCATAACTCGCTTATCAATGGCATACATCGGAGCGCCATCTTTGTCGAGAACAGGAACAGAGAAGTCATGCTCAACAAGGATCACAGTGAAGTTATCGTGAGCTTCACTGTAACCCTTGTAAAACTCCATCATGCCCTTACCTAAGTCGAGATAACCAAGGAACTTATCCTCGTCATAGATACCATCAGGAAGAATGTCCTTAAGACCATCGACCTTGTAAGCCAATGCTTTGGGACTATCATCGGTTACTTCTTTTGGAATGGGTTGTGGGTCACGGTCTGCATACTGTTTAACTTCCGAGGCGTCAATGACACCACCGCGCCACTGTAAGTTAAACCACGTCTCGAACGCAATAACCGGGTCCTCTTTAATGACCGGGTTGTAGTACCTCTCCAACGCATAGTGAATACCAGTACCGAACCAAAGCGGTTCAACTACTCCACTGACACTAGCCATTGGAATGAGGTTGCGTTGTGACGGACTAGACCATGCCCACTTACGCCTACACTCTTTAAACGTACCACGATCAGAGTTATGAATGGGGATGATATCCCACTTACTAGGCGTGGGTGGCGCCTTTGTCGCCATATGCGAGAAATCGAGCTTAATGCTGCTCACGGTTTATCTCTCTTTCGCGGTTAGTTGCGTTGCGTGATTTGTGAACTTGCGGTATGCTGCATTATAGCACACTCGGCCCGAAAAGTCAAGGGTCAATTTGTATCACTTGTGGGCCTAAGTGGACAGTCCAGGTTATGTCTGAACCGGAGATTAGCGTGCTTACTCGCTTCTTTCAAGCAAGTATCACACTTTAATATCTTCCAAGTTACCCATGAATATCCTTGCATTGATATTCTGTCTCTATTGGAAGCTGTTTTGCGTGTTCCTTTAATTGCTTGTTTAGCTTGATATTGTTCATATGTAACTATTGTGGGTTTAGGTCCAGGCTTGGGTCTAGTGCCATCACGACCATCACCCACGTTAAGGGCTTGTTTCTTTCTAAGCGAACGAACTTGCTTAATAAGTTCTCTGTCCTCAAACGTTAATGGCATGATGGTCTATTCATCACCGAAGATCTGATTGTACCAACCCTGCTTAATATCATTGACCTGTTCGATATACTGGTCAGTGGTATTATTAGCGTTGATATGAATAACTACGGGCTGACCTTCTTGTCCTGGTCGTCTGATACGTCCGATACCCTGTGCATTGTCTTTAGGGGACCACGAACGGTCGAGGAATATGACGTGCCTTGCGGGTGTGAGATTAATAGACTCCCCACCCAACTGTAGAGTGGACATGAATACTCTGTGTTCAAGTTTTGGAAACTCGTCGTGCCACTTACGGTAGCGTTCAACATCACTGTCCTTCACATCTAGGTGAATATACTTGTAGAGCATATCATCATGGAAACCATTTTCCGTGATGAATGTATTGTGTTTATTAAGACGGGCTTTGAGCAATTCAAGCGGGTCCTTGAAGTTACTAAAGATAACCAGTGGCTCCTTCTTTTCATCATCCCACTGTAAGCCTTCAAGCACCCTCATAACCTCATCCAGCTTACTTGACGGCTCAACTAACCGTACCTTCTGGAATCGGCGTTCTAACACCGGATCATAATAGTCCTCAACTACCTCCGGTGTTGCTACGCAGATTTGCCTCAACCGTTGAAGTAACGTCAAGACATTAGCTGCATACAGTGGAGTACCAGCCTGATCTAATGCTTTCAAGTCCATACGGATTGCATCGTACATACGACGCTGTTCCTTATTAAGGTCAACGTCGATCGGTACGAACACAGGCCGCTTGATATGAGGCATAACTCCATCAAGTGTACGACGCACTCCAATGTCTCTAACAAGAGCACGGAACGCATCTTGCATTTCAGGCTTACACCCCATAACACGAGCATATCCATCATCGCCTGTATCAATCTCGCAGAATACTTCCTTAAACTTGTTGAACGAACCGAACCGCGATTTGTCCAGCCAGTTCAATAATGACCAAATCTCATCAGGCCGGTTAATAAATCCAGTACCAGTCATACCATGCCGACCGATACGGGTCTTAACACGCTTGATGTTAACAGTCCATCTAGCATTACGATCCTTTAAGCGGTGGAACTCATCGCAGATCATAATATCCCATTCGCGGTTAGCAATATGATCTGACTGCAACGGCTCCTTAAAGATAAACTTGCCATCAATCTGAATAGGATTGCCCTCATTATCAGTCTCAAACTTTCCATGATTGCTTCGACTGAAAATGTCATAATGAGCAATACAGACAGTAGGCATCGTAAACTCTTTGGGAACGAACTTGTGTGTATCTTTCGGAAGGGGTAACATCTGCCCATTCATAAGCACAAAGAGCTGCTGAGTTTCAATATTGATAATAGTCCACTCAGGCAGAATCTCAGGAATAGCCTCAAAGTATGTACCCTTACCACCCTTACTAGTCACAATAAGGATACTAGGCGCTTTTGCGTTCTTGAGCTTGTTCGCGGTTATAGCCTCATTAATCATACGCTCACTATACCACAACCCTGTGCTGGTTTTAAAGCAGCCCATCTCGGACCAATTCGCAGTACCAGCATTAGGTGAACTAGCACCACCACGTTCAAAGGAACGCAACAGATGGAAGATATCGATAATCTGCCATTCCTGCTTAACAAACTTCTTAGTGTAACTATCAAAAATCTGAGAGTCATCTTCAACGACAACAGGTTCATCATCATCCATTGCAATGATAGCTAAGTCTTCATCATCAAGCTGAGACTCAATAGACTTAACGGGCGCGGACCCGTTTGTACCTAATTCCTGCACAGGTGGTGCAGGTTCAACTGGTGCAGGCTTAGGCACAATGCCCATCATGCGGTTATATTCATCTTCTGAAAGATTTTTAACCATGCGATTCACCTCCTAATGCTTCATTCGTGAGTTTGAGTATTTGTGAAGCTACTACTGCTCGTTGGATTGATTCCTCGTGCGAGCGGTTTTGTATCCTTCGATGAAAGTTATATGAATTGTGTGCTTTCACACAGTGTGCGGTTTTCTTACAAAAGAAGTGACGACCTTTGGTGCCGCCTTTAATTGGGTTACCGCAGCTATGACACAAAGGTCGGTTATTATCACGAACCTGACGTTTGGCGATAGTTGCCGTAACACAAAAGACCACCATATATCGTTCAATCTCGTCTGCATTTGTTTCCATCCAATACAGATATTTACATCGTTTGCAGTACTTACCTTCGTCTATGATGAAGTTACAAGTACGACAACGTAGGACTGATGTGACCCCACTACAAGGGTCACACCAGCCCGTTTCCTCATTGAGCGTTAATACAAACTCACCACAAGAGGAACATACTTCTAATTCAACAGAACTCATCAGTCACCTAGTTGCGTGACCGTTACTTTTAGTAAGTTCTGCTACAACGGCTGCTCTACGAGCACCTGTGGTGTTTGCTGCATTAAGTTGTTCACGCTCAACAATATCTTCTTCTGACATAGTGAGTAACATTTCTGAGTATGTTTCCTCACCATCATCATTAACGAACGAAAGTCTACGGCGCTTGAGAGGCAAGATAGACCTCCCTGTTAATCAGCAGCACCGAACCGTTCGTGTTCAGTATCTTGACAGGACACTGTAGTCCATTAGCTGTGTAAAGAGACTCAGCGGCCTTAATTAGTGCTGGCGCAGAGAATGAACTAATGATACCAGCTTCGTTCGTTAACAAGAAGTTTTGTATCTCGTCTCTAGCTGTTATTTTTTGTTGTCCATTCTCAGTCATTCCAATAACACGCCCTCACACCCCTTCATTAGATTAGGCCACAATACCTCGCAGTATTAGGCCACGGATGATAACCTCTTGCTCCATGCCCATGATAACCATCTCTTGCTCTACGTGCTACTTTAATCTGTATCCAAGTGGGCCATTTATCTGCCGTTCCATACTTAGCAAGATATTCTGACCCGTACGTTTGCTGAAATCCTAAGTCCATCTGCAACCCACCATAATATCCATTACCAGTGGCTGCATTCCAGGCACCCTCTCCATTATGAATGCAAATCCAAGCGTCTAAATCTTTGTGCGTTAGTCTACTTGCCTTGGCTGTGTTAACTGCGGCAATGCAAATGACCGCAATTATCAGTATGGGGACAATACGACGTAACGTGACGCCGACCTCCTGCTTAGTTTACAGAGACAGTAATAAGGGGACTAGACCACTATTGTAGCTAGCCCCCTTATCACTTTTAGGGTCTGCGTGACCCTGGGGGTGGTTCTGGGGTGTTCGGAGCGTTACGCTCCTAACTGAGTTAGCGCGTTGTGGGGCACTAACCCAGTTATCAGCGTAAAGAAAAATGGTGGGGTTATTACGGAAACCGCGAAACCGCATATAACCCCACCAGGCGCGCGCTGCCATGCGGCCAGTATAGCACAATGGAGTAAAGAAATCAACCCTCAACTTAAGGACTTTACAATCCACTCTTGCCAGTTATGCGAGCCAGTACACGACCACCGCTATTAGATAGACTATTACTAGCGTTGTGACGATTGCCGAGATTAATGCGTAAAGGGATTGCATTAGCCTTATCACCCGCCCATAACCAGACACCATTAGTAAACGCAGGCTCATAACCCATGAGGAACTGTGCTTCTACATAATCGAAGCCATGTTCCTTGATCTCACTCTTGATGAAATCCTCGTATGAAGTGGTTATGATCTTCATGGTGCCTCTCTCCTAGTTATTAAGAAAAGTCCTTAGTCGGACTAAGTGAATCTAGTCAACCAACGATCTGTACCGTTGCATTGATTTCCTCTAACTTAGTCCGACTAAGAACTCTTCCAAATTTCTTATGTGGTAGGTAGTAGTGTGCGCTTACCCCTACCACTTCTGGATAGTGCCTAGCGCAATTTGCGACACTTCCCATAATGAACCACTGATTACTCTTGGCTACTGTCGCACCTTCACCAGTGGTTCATTATGAGATTCCCATACTGTACCCCAGTATATTGAGTAATGCCCGTAGCGGCTAACACTACTCTCACCTGGGGTACAGTATGAGATGGGGTTACTGTGGAAGCTAACCCCATCCCACACTTATTAGTTACTCAGCAGGTGCTTCTGCCGGTGCCTCAGTTGCGGCGCCGCCAACCTTCGCGGTATTAATAAGGAAAACATGGTCAACAGCAGAGTCTCCCTCACCAACCGTGCGCTTAATAACCTTAACAGCATGACCACCCGGATGCTTCGGCTGACCCGTCTCCTTAACCATACGAGTCTTAGCGTTATTGAATCCGGTCACGACGTTCTTTGCATCCTTACCAGCGAGAGGACCACTAGTGAGGTCAACCTCGATACCAGCATCATCACTGGAAAGGAAGTTATCAAGCACGCCATCATAATCGCCGCGGGTCTTTCCACCCTTAAGCAGATCATTAATGGCATCGAGTGAAAGTGCAGACATAATGTATCTCTCCTTGTTATTTGCGCTTTATTGCGCTTTGTGTTTGTCGTACTACTACGAAACTTCTGCGGTTCCGTTCTTTACTAAACTTTCTAACTTACTGATTCTACGGTCTAATTCTGCTATCGCCTCTATTAAATTAATACCTCCTAGCTGTTGCTTCAAGTCCCTCACGTCTGCCGCCAGTCTATCAGGTGACGGCCCGCGTGTCAAGCCTTCCGCCCGAGACTTTACATTCAGGGCAGACGACGCGGCCCAAACCTCGGCGGTCGGAGGGTAGTGCAGGATAAACTCGCTAAGTGCAGTACCTCTAAAGCCTCGCGCTATCTGTTCGACGCATCCTAAAGCGCGTAACGCACCAACTACCCTAGTTGTGCCTCCCTTCGGTATACCTAAAGACTCACAAGTCTCTAATAGCCTTCCACGCCACACTTGAATATCATTGTTTGGCGTATCGGTGTCAGATAGACCCGGTGTGCTATTAGAGTCCATAAACTCATACAATGAATTGCAGTAACTAAACAGTTTAGGCTGTTCGGCCTTAACCGATCCAACATCACTACTCACTCATTCACCATCAACTTTCAAATAGCGACCTAAGAAACAATACCGACATACATACTGACCTTTGACTAGGGCTACAATATTACGGCCTCTATCCTCTGGACCTCGCGTATCCACACAATTAGGATTACTACACGCTAAGGCCCGCGGTGGGTCACCACGATGTTCACAATCAGGTAAGCACATATGATGGTTTAACTTCATCCAGACGTTAATCTCTCTTATTGCAGTAGGATCAACCTTTGGGCCTCTTGTTCTAGTTCCACCGGACGAGGTTGTGGGATTAGCCGCTTCCTCTTTTAAGAGTTGTGCGATTAGATCGTCATTTAGGCTACTCATTTACGTCTGACCCATATAACATACAATCCACATCCTTCGCATCTGGTCTGCTTGTGAGTTTTTTCCTTCTTTTCAGCCCAATCGAACCAATCTGCATAACCCTCAGGTGCCCCCTTAGTGTGTTTCTTTTTGTTTGGGCAATTTTTCTCACGTTCCCGAAACATCATCGTCCGACTCGGCGGCCTGCTTTAACTCTTTCAATAGACCCTGTAAGTTCTCGTAACCGAAGTAACCACAAGGCACGAATAACTTTGGATCATCGGGGCTAATGAACACAGCCTTGTACCGACTCTTATACCTGATAACATATCTCTTTCCACCAGTGAATGTAACGAAGTGTGACCTCTCATTCACAGCCTGTGCAAGAAGTAACATATCTTCAAGCACCGGCCATCTAGCAGCAGGATCATGCTGTTGATTCATTCGTTCGGTGGTTAACAGTTTGGTGATTTCATCACCCGATAATCCTCTTGTGTTAGAACTTTCATCCATTAACTGGCTCACTTTTTTCCTCCATTTGTTCATTTAAAAGTTTTCTACGATCCAATGTAATCGAATAGTCTGAGATACTTGTTACGCACGACTTGTCAATACCACCCAAGTACAGAAGGTCATAGATCTTTTGTTCGGTAATTGCCTTCTGCCGGTTAAATTCGGCTAACTCAGCAGCACGACGTTCGGCATTAATACGCTCACGCTCAATACGCTCTGCATTTAACTTAGCATAGCGTTCATCACGCTCACGTCTTTCTTCTGCATAACGCGCTTCGCGCTCTAATCGCTCTACCTCACGATCAGCATGTTCTTCCTCATACTGTTCCCAAAGCATAGCGATATCACGCGCTTTAACCTTACGGGTGATATGCCTACCATAATCATCCTCTTTAGGCTCACCTTCCTCATCAATTAGGAGAACATCAGCGAACCCTGTTTCTCGCGTATTACCATACAATACCTCACCAAAGGTTCTAATGACACGAACACGTAATGCACCGCGGCGGTAAGTTTCACCACGACCTTTGGACTGGTAATAAGCATAATCACTTCCTTGCCACAGACTGTTTAGGTTCATTGCTTGTTAATCACCACCTTCTCATACAGATGCCATACTAGATTATTCATCTTTTACAACCCCATCCCTGTCGATTCGGTGTCTGTGGGCTTGACCTTTTATCCAAGTGATTAGAAGTATGCCTCCAGGCAACCATAACAACTCAATACTTTCCGCGGTTGTGCTTAACTCTTGAATACGTTTTAATTGTTTCGGTAGTACAATATACCCCACCGTTACGCATTGGTGTTAAAATTGGCATGGAGCATATCATAGACTAGCTTCTTACCACTCTTTGCACGTCTAGTTGAGCGGTTCTCAGCAGGCACAATATCTGTGCGTGAACGCAACATCTCTACTAAACTCAAATCAATGACTCCACCATAGTCTACCTTATTCATTGGGGTGCCAGCACTATATGGCCCAACACTCTTACGTAAGACCAATGTTCGTGGTGTTTTTGACACGTTAATCCTCTCTCCTGTCGTGAATGGTTAAGTTCAACTTCTGCAACTCAAAGTCATAGTCGGAATGACCATTCTTACACTTATCCCACTCAATTCTAAAGAACTCGGAGTTGGCACCAGGATTAAGAACCCTGTTCCAAATCTTCCAACCCTCAGCTTCTGTAACATTGTTAAGTTGCGCATACATAATGTACGCACGAAGTGGGCTATTGTTTCTATGCATCACACTCCCTTCATCATCAGTTCCTCAATAAGTGCTTCAATTTCAGGTGCTTCACCCTTAATAGCGGCTCGCACCTTTGGGTCCTTATGGTCGATTAGATGTTGTACGCAAAATCCTCGCGGTATTCCATTAATGCAGATTGTTACTGCTGCGGCTTTAACAACCGGCGGATCTTCTCTTTTACAATCTGCACAGGTAGTGGTATGTAGGAGAGCTTTAGTCCTCATCCCATTCTCCTAGCGGTTTCATTAGCTTTCTAATCTCATCAATCTGTCTAATCCACTCAGATAGATTCGTCCTCAGTACGTCCAATGTTGCACGACCAGGCATATCCACCACAAGAACGAAAGCATCGGTAGCCCAACTAGGCTTCTCGAAGTAGTGTTCACCAATTGCGGTGTCTGTCCTAAACGTGAATGACATGGCTTACCTAACTCGGCTTGAGTCGTCGTATGCTTTAACCTGAACATCAAGCTGAGGCTTAACCGGCCTAAACTGGACTACGCTTGCATTGAACATGGGGACTACCACATACTCATACATGCCCACATAACCGGGGTTGATGGTATCAAGTGCCATACGCACGATTTGTTCTGAACTATACTCCATCGCTCTATAGTTTTCAACCTCAATCTCGATCGGAAACATGCTACTGTTCATCTGAGACTTCCGACCCTTACGGTGAATTGCCTCATTCCTAAGAACTAGATACTTCATGCTAACTCCTTTCGTTAGATGTGACGTTCAGTGACTTCCGATGATGTTGCTCTGTATGAACCAGCAGGTGTCTCAACTGTGTGTACGTAGTGAAAACCATCACCGCTAGGTTCATCATAAATTCCCATAACACGCTTACCATCAATCATAATCCACACCTTTTGATTCCTAACGAATGTATTAGGATCAGTGTGATCGAATGGCTTACTCAAACCCTTCACCCCACAACTCGTCCCAACACTTATCACTACAAACCCCAGAGATAAGTGTCTCACGATCCATTTGGGTCAAGTCTGGCATAACCTTCTGAATATGCCCACCAGCCTCCCAAGCAGCTACAGCCATATCATTAAGTGTGAACTCTTTTGTAGTACCACACACTGTGCAAGGTTTGCACTTAAGTACAACAAACCCTTCTTTCTCAGCAGGTGTCTTAGTCACATACATCTTCCTGTAACACTCCTCTCTCCTTGAGCATAGCAACGTACCGATAGTATACATCAACTTTGGGGCCTTTAAATCCATACGTCTTTTTGACGTAAGAGAATGTTGAACCGTAACCCGGTAGTGGCTTAAAGTGAATACCCTTCAACTCAAGCCATAGACGGCCCTTAATAGCCAAAAGTCGATAAGCCTCAATACCATCAGGCGTGTCGATAATAATTGCATCATCACTCATTAGATTCACCACCTTTCTTTGTAGATGAATGCCCCGAGAGGGACTCGAACCCTCAAGCCTTTACAGGCGACAGATTTTAAGTCTGTTGTGTATGCCAATTCCACCATCGGGGCGATAAAGCGGTCAGTTGCGGTTAAAAGACCTGTCGATTTTAGTTGCCGCACGATCAAGTGCAATAGCGGTCATCGTGGCAGAAACTGACACGTCTCTGATAACCTCATACCCCAACAACTTGTGCAGATTTGGAGATTTACCGACTGATGGAATAACAACAACCCAACCCATTATGAATCACCCTCCCATAATTACTCATCATCACCTTCGTAGTAGTCAATGTCACGGCCTGTTTCAGCAGCGTTGGCACAACTATCACACTGATAGTGGTGTGCAACATCCTCTGGCGTCAAGCGGTTTGGCCAGTGACAACTAGGACAAGGCAAGTTACGGGGATTTGATGCCGATGCGGCTCTTAGTGCAGAGCCAGGATTAGCAAAGTCGATGCGGTATTCGTCATCATCGCGGTCGTAATCGTCGTAACCTTCATCATCGTACATGGCGGTAAACCTCCCTTCTAGCTATATATGCTATACCGTGGAAAAGTCTGCGATATGGTGAGTTGACACCATGCCGTTGATTATACAGTCTAGCAGCATTCTGCCTCTGTGTCAACTTAACTCTCAAGCGATTCACGAAGTCTCATTAGGATCTTACCTAACTCGTTACGGCCTCTACCTGTTTGGATGGAGACACCCCAGAACGTGTCACCCCACCAGTTACCCTCTTGTAATTCTTGTTCACCAGTTGAAAGTAACAATTCTTTGAACTCAGGTTGAATGAACTTGAGTCTAACAATCTGTTCCATTGTGGGAATCTTGATTTCCTCCCAATTCGGTCTAAGTGTAACAACTCGTCCAGCACGTTTAGCTTGACCAGGAGATTTCATCAATCTTATCACATGACGCTCATCCATGTCAAGTGTCTTAGCAGCCTGAAAAGCATGTTCAGTAGTTGGAAATCTTAACCCTTCCCAGACTATTTCGCAAGGTTCAAAGTTAGATAATCCTTTCCACTTTCCCGAGAATGCTCCTATCATGGTGTCTACCCTCCTTTCGTTAATAGAGTTAATGAGCTAATAACCATCTGCTGACTAGGCACCTAATCACCGGAGGCTAGTCACTTCCTCTTAGTCAGTGTCAGGTCACTTCGGTTCCGGCTATTAGCTCATTAACTCTACTTTTGTTCTAACGTCTCCCTCTAATGGCAGAAGTAGCAGCTAGCGGATTAGGTAATGCGCGGAGTTTAACCGGATCATTCTTTTATGCCTCTAATTTGGCACCTAACCATTTATGCATCAACCTTTAGGGCTTTGTCTTACTATCTGCGGTAACAGGTACAATCGACGTTAGGCTTGTAAGAGCTAGTGGGACTTAGTGAATGTGCCGACGAAAGCCGGATTCTCCTGCAAGAGCGAATGATTTGTAGAAGGTTAACCGTTGCAGCGGGCCTTCCTTTGTCATTCCTTGTAACACTTCACTAAATCCCACTAGCCCTTACGAGCTAGTGTTAAAGGTAGGCGTGGATTATGACGCCTCGTTACTAGGTAAAGAGCAGCCCCCGGCAGGATTCAAACCTGCGACCTTATACGTGGCTGAGTGAAGTCAACTCTACTAGCCAACTCTACCTGAACACGCGGTATCTATCCTGTGAACGGGATATTAACCTTTGGGTTTAACGAGTTGTTAAGTGATGAACTCACTAATAGTCACTCCGGGGGCACGAATCTGTATCGTACCCTCTTTACGTCCTTTAACTTACTTAGAGGCGAGTAGTGCGTCGTCGCACACCCACTCTACCACTTCCTCTGTCCTAGCAGGATAAACCTCTGTCCTTTCTGGAATAAGCTTAGTCTCTTTGACTACCTTACGGCAGATTGCGTTACGATCCGAAGTGAAGTCAAGTGTAACAGAACCCTTAGACCATCGACTATCACCGAACGTCTTAGTAAGCCTAAAGACGTGACCGGAATAATCCTTCGTAGCGTTGCGCAGAGCTTTCGCGATTTGACGCATCTTACTACGGACGGCAAACTCGTTAACCGTCTCCCAATCCGTAGTACCATCAGCGTTCTTAGCATACTCGTAAATCCGCTCTTGTGACTCAAACCTCATCGCGGGCAATTCGATAGCCCTTGGATTAGACTCAAGCCAATCAGCACACTCTCGCAGGTTTACGATCGTGGCATCCAACTCGGAATACTTCATTGTTTGTTCACCCCCTTTCGTTGAATAGAGTTAATGAGACAATTAGAACAGGCGATCTGTCCGATCGCTTTTCCTTGCAGCAAGGACGGACGATTTGGCTGCAATTGTCGCCCCTCATATCCATCCTAATTGCTTCATTAACCCTACTGTGCGTTGTGCAGCCGCACCCCTGCTTGTTACTTATTTCACCTTAATGACCAGGCCATCCTTAAGCGTAGCCTGAGCGTACCAGGAATGTGGTGCAGGATAGTGCGGCCCTTCCAGTGTGATGTTACCGTCTTTCGGTGTTGGGTTACCAAAGATGTTGTTAGGCTGAAATACGGTCACTTCCTTACCGTCGGCAACAGCCTCTTTAAGTGCCTTCTTAGTCTTGAAGTTGGTGTCGGTATATATGGCAATCACCCCCTTCCCTCGTTCGCGGTTTCCTTACTTGACAATTCTTGCACAGGTTGGTGCGATTGTCAAGCGTTGTCGTGAAACTTACTCGTAATGCGGTTTAAGCTCTGGGTAGTTCTGCGGCCGGAATGTATCAGCAATACCGTAACCGTAGAACGTATCACGATCACTCAAGACTGAAGTGTACTCATAATCACACTCAGTCTTACGACGTTCGTGTTCGCGGTCGTTAAGAACCCTGCACAGTCTGTAGGCGAGACTTTGGGACGGTACAGGAATCGGGAATCGCCATTGTGCAATACCCTCCTCATACCACCATCCGCCTTCCTCCGGCCCACCGTACTGTTGGTAGACCTCATACTTCATCACGTAATGCATTATTCACCCCCTTACGTTGTTTCGATTAGCTAACTCGGCTTGACCCGTTAGTTAGCTGGACTACTAAGGGTAATCGGCCTAACTCCAGCCACTACATCCGATCTTTACCGCTGGACTGACCCTTAGTTCTTACTCGTCGTCGTCGGTATCGACCTCAGCAGCCTTAGCAGCGGCCGTAGCAGCAGCGTGGGCATCGAGATTAACGAGAAGCAGCGTAGCCTTCTCACCAGTGGACTCATCATCCTTACCAGTGATAAGCAGCTTGAATGCGGGCCAATTCTCCTTAACACCATGCTTCTCGATGTTAACATTGACCGACTGCTTAAGACTTGCAGCGGTCTTACCAGGAAAACGAGCCGTGAGATCCATTGCAATCTCACCGGAATCAGCGAAGTTAGTCACAACCGGCTTGTACTCACCGCGAGTACGACGCGGCTCTGCGAGGATTGCATCAATCTCAGCAAGTGAAAGAATCATGTCTGACATATTGTTCACCCCCTTCCGATGTCTGTTTGCGGTTTGTTTTAACGATCTAGTGGCATTGTACCAGACTACCGTGAGACTGTCAAGTACCGACGGGTGCGATTCCGCATCCACTTAATAAGCGCATGGTCAATTCCATGTGACTCGCCGGATTTACCCTAACAGCCTCACTCTAGTCAGCGTATCCAATCGTCTTTTGGTCTTAGCACGGAATCAAGTTCTTCGTCAATTAGTGGCACGTTCGTTTCACGAACTAGCCACATTGACGTTACTGTTAGCCCTTCGACTGACTGCAAAGCCTTTTCTGCTTGCCGCATAATACGCTTTGCATCGTTAGGCGTAGTTCCGCCTACCTTCACGTTAATTTCTGCAATTCGCATTCGTTCGTCCATCTTATCACCCCCTTCCTAGATTGACTTAATAAGACACACAAGTGACCGTTGTGCTTATTGGTCGCGGTATGACTGACGTTCGATCCGGGGTAACCGGAGCGGTTTATGGGGTCAGGTGCTACCGTCTTACTTATGTGCCTTATTAAGCCTATCTGGTGAGTGTGGTCAAAAAAGTTAGCTCGGGCCGACTGGAATCGTCCGGCCGTGATTAGAACTCTAGCAGGTTCGGACTCGCATGTCAAGCCTGATTCGCGGGGTGGTGGGATCAGGATTTCTTATGTGGTGTATTCGTCCACATTAGGAAACCTTATGCTGCTAACCTCACGAACCTGATTGTTCGATAAAGTTACGACCTTGTTTGCTCGTCAGAACTTTAAGAACTTGGATAAGTAGATACTTGCGGGCTCAAATATTCGTCAGTCTGTACCCTATAGTATACTCTACGTGATTATACTACAGAAACGTACTACTTATCCGTGTTATCCGTGTTATCCACCTTAGCTTTTTCCCTTTAAGGGGCTGCGACTGGTGGAACAACAAAAAGGCTAGCAAAATCATGCCGATCCGACTAAAATCGCGGATCATTGGCGCGTTAGCGGGTTAGGCGCGGTCGGCGATCTTGTATATCACGAACATTAGTACATAAAGCAGGATAACCGCGACAATAACTCGCAATTCATGATGAGGCAGATTGAACACTTATTATCACCCCCTTAAGTAGTTGGAATAGCCGATAGGACGATTAAGCGCGTTATCGCGGCGCCTATCGGCTGTTCTAACAACTAAGGCTTGTATGCAACGACCGAACGAGTAGTGATGAAGCGGCGAGACTTACCGGCCTTACCTTCAAAGATGCCGATAGTATAGCCAGTCGGCGGATTGGTGCTATGCCATTCGTTACCATCGAACCAACGAGCGGCTTTCGGTGCCTTGCCGCGGTTATCAATTTCCAACGCGGCATCAATCTGTGCAAGGGTTAGTGTACCCATGACACCTTTCTTGTTGTGTTGTAACAAAGGTTCAAGAGCGCACCCTACAAGGCTTGAGCGGTTTAGTACTCTGTGTTGATTGCGGGCAGTTCCCGCATGATCCGATGATCGTCCGAAGTGAGATAACGCTTCGGGGCAGAAGCACTCGAAGAACGCTTGGACGTTGCGCGCTTTTCCGCTCTTGCGCTCTTGAAGATCGTTGCGCCGGTGCGGTCACGCTCATCCATCGACTTGTGCGGTACGTACTCACCCTTGTAGGTGTAGGTGATGCAGTCACTTGCGCGAGGATACGTGCGAGGCTTGCGACGGTTGGTGGTGCTTAGTGCAGTCACCATTCCGATTGCTTTGGCATCGGCACGAATCATCATCTTTGAATCCGGCATGACTACTCCATTCTGAGTAAGAGTGAAGTAGGGTGCGCCGTTGAACCTTTGCATACTCACTAGCCTATCGTGGTGACGCACGTACTGTCAAGCTAGGAAAAGTTGATGTTCAAGTAGAACCGATCATCGTTGTAACCGTAGTGGTCAAGCCAGAAGCCAATTTCTGCCCAAGTACCGAAAGCAAAGTCTCGGCTTGTGACGGCCTCGCCATTCAACGCATCAAACACTACGACTGTATACATGGTACTCCAATCGTTAGTGGTGAACGTGCGCCACTACGATAGGCTAGTGATGTGGTGGCCCTGGACTCTGCGCACACTACGTGCGTACATCTGTACCGGTGCGGATCTCCCCCGCGCACGTGTGCATCGCCCACGTACCCCCGTCGCACGTACGTGAGGAAAACAGTGACTAATAAGAAATCGCCACTAACAGCACGTAGCCGACTCACCAACAACAGCAACAACACGAGGGATAATGACAGGTCAAGTAGCGAATACATCAGTAGTAACTACTGATCTTTGTAAGTGATAAGGGTTTATTGAGTGTACGTGAGGTATCACGCGTACGATAGCCCTGTAAGGTCACACGCGTAACGCTAAGGGCATCGCGGGCGAGAGGCAACATAGTTACCGCTCGAACGTCGCGTGACGTTAGAAGGGCTCCTATGGCGTCAGAGAGAAGTATTGTTTATAAGTAATAAACGCGTGCCGGCGTACAGTCACCCAGTTGATTGTTTTAAAATACCCATTTCGTAACTCTCTTAAACACGATCCAAAAATTGGTGTTTTTAAAAACTCCATTTCATAACTACAACAACTCTCTCTCATGAATTACTAACACTCGGTCAGTGTCATTTTAACCCAGCACACGTGTATTATGCGGGTGCGGGGCTAGGTTAGCAAGGCGTCGTTGGCGGTCACGAATACACGTTGACCAGTTCACTCGGTTGCCTTACTTCCACCACCTAGTCCCGCAACTCTCTGCAAAAACGTGAAAGGCAATTATGTCACAAGAGAACCCAAGCAACCCCAGCAACTCAGCCGCGCAAGCACTCCAGTCACTTCTGGATGAGGAACGTAATAAGAACGAGAAGTTAGCGCAGGCCAACGCAGCCTTAATAGGTGAGTTTGCCAGTTGCGAGAACTTCGATGATATGAGAGAAGCCGCACGTAAGGGTATGAAGGACCTTGCGCCGGATGCATTGAATATCATCGGTGCACTCATGAAACACAGTGAGAGTGACTCGGTTAAGGCCAGCCTCAGTAAGTGGGTTGTTGAGTTGTTATTGTCGGACAGGTTAACCGACTCTGGCGAGGAAACACTCAGAGGACTCATGGGCCAGTTGGCGAAGAACGACGAGAAGGCATCACCCGCAACATGAACCACAACAGACCAGCCGAACTAGTTATGATTCATCAACCTGTTGGGCTGGTTGATCTTGGTTCGTCATTTAACGCGCAAGCACCATTTAGAGCTTGCCGCCTGTGCGGGGCTTTATATCAGAGTACGCTCGATCTGCGTCAATATGCGATGTGGCTAATGGACGACGTAGACCCAGGAAGCGGTTACGTTGAGATAATGCAAGCTGCTCTCTCGCGTAGGCAGAAGTGGGAAGAAGTCCACAATAAGCGTGAACACCCAGATGCTGAGAAGTTAGTCAAACAGCTTAATGCAGCTGGATGGGCAATGTTTCCCGAAGCAGCCGAAAGACTTACGCCATATGGCATATTCCCGACGGGTAACATGCACGATGAGATTATAAACGCAATGGCAACAGCGCCTAGAGCGCCATTACACGAACATGAGGGTGGTGAAAGATGACAGAGTACGCTGAGATTATATTCGAGACTGGCTCTAAGAGTGTAATGAGTTACGATAGTCTCGATGAGTTGCAGGGCGCACTTAAGAACCATAATGATCGTGCGCTCAATGGACAGCCTGGTGCAGCACAGGATCAGGTAGCGCGTGATGACATTGACTACAGTGTTCCGGGCATGGTTCATCCTGATACTGCAAAGCAGCGTCCGGCGGAACACGTTAAAAGAGTCATTCTGTACGGTGAACAGCATCCGGCTGATTTCCAGCCTGCGCCGTTAAGTGCAGACGTGATGCAGGAGTTATTTGACGGTCTTAAGGACGAAGATGGTAACGTCGATCCACACGCTCTTATACAGGCGGTTCGCAACGAGAGTAGTCCACTGTATCCAGTAGATCAGGGCGCACATCGTTCAATGTATAAGGCACCTGGTGATGAGATGGACTTAAGTTTCCTCACGGCTGATAACACCGAGAGTGAGTCAGAAGGTGACAGTGATGTTTGATTCAATGAGTCCTGGCGAGCATTTCCACCACGCAGACCCTGTGCAGGGTTTGTTAGGAGAAGGTCCGGCGAATTCGGTTAGGTTTGCAACCATCGTGTTTCAGCGTTGGACGGATTTGCACCTTAACTATATCCTAGGTGCATCGGCAACGATTGTTCCTCCGTCGCCTTGGCGCATTGGCTTATCAACGACAGCCGTGTCGTCAATGGCTCGTAACTCCGCAATCTCCGTAACGATCACAGGTACTAACGTCAATGAGATTGCATCCGGCACAACGGCTGGATATAGTCGTCCGAGCATTGCGGCTTCAATTGGCACAGGCTCAGTAGACTGGGCAGCTAGCACGTTCGACAATACACTGTCTACTGGTGGTACGAGCATGGCAGGCGATCAGGTCACATTTACGTTCTCCGGTGGGCCAGTACCTAACGGTGCTAATAGTTGGTTCATGGGAGACGGTACCACAGTCAACGGAGGTAACATCTACGTAGCAGCCGACACAGCAGCTACACGCAACTTTGCAAACGGTGACACTGAAAAGGTCACTGGCACACTCAAGTCCGGTTAAGAGGGAGGAACAATGAGAACTGGTTTAAGTGAGTTTGAGCGGTCGGCTGTTATTCTCGATAGCCCTGCACCGTTTCCTCGTGGAAGTGTTGATTGGATTGGCTTTGACGACGACGTAATGGCTCTTAAGGAGCATCAGGAGTCAGAGTGGAAGTCTCGTTATGGTAAGTTAATGACGAGTGGGGTTCCGACCAACTCGGACGGTATCTTCTATAACGACCTTAGAGAGCCTTTCTTCGGTGGTATTGCAGAAGTAGATATCACGCTAGCTACTACCGATAAGGCACTTTATGCGGCTGCTGCATTCCCGGTATTAGGCGGTCAGTATTGGTCGCGTGTCGGTAAGAAGATGCGAATTCGTGCATTTGGTAAGATCACCACGGCGGCTACGCCTGGTAACGGCACGTTCGACATTTACTACGGTTCGGGCGCTGATGCGACTGGTACTATTGTCGTGTCTAGCTCCACGTTCGCTCTAACTGCAACCCAGACGACACTTTCGTGGGAGATTGATTTCTACGTTCGTTGTCAGACTCCGGGTGCAACGGGTACGCTGTTTGCTGATGGTCATGCGTTGTTCAATAACGCTGTTGTTGCATCAACTTTGCAGCCTCTCTTAATCCCGACAAGCACCGCAGTTGCATCAGGATCTGTTGACCTCACGGCTGCTAACATCATCTCGTTGCAGTTCAAGCGGTCAGGTTCTACGGCAGAGCATATGTGGGTTCAGGACTTAGAGGTAACTGCACTTAACTAGTCTCTGTTGACCAAAATTGATCCGTAGAATACAATGCCCCGATTGGTCACGTATGACAATTGGGGCATTGTGTTAAATGGATGAACCCACGGAACCCACGAAACCCACTGAACCCACAGTCGATCCATATGTGGTAATTGAGGAACAATACGACGGTTATGTTCGTTACCGTCGTATTACTGATGGACGCCGTTGGGAAGTATTTGGCACTTGTGACCATAGAGGCGATTGCATGGTGGGTGCCGTTGTAGACGGCATTCAGATTCAGAGTGTCCAACACTTGAATCAGCTTATTGCTGATGGCACCATCAGTATGACTGAGATGGATACACCTGTTACGCCAGAATTTCGTGGTTGTTGCCCATTCACGTATAACGAATTAGAGTCGGCATAATGACAGCAATACAGAAATTCTACTTACACGATGCTGCTACCCTTAATTCGGGGACTATGCCGTCGAACTCACCTGCCGTGGTTAGTGGTTCGTCTGTTACTGGCGATGCAACTGGAGCATCCACAGCAAGAACTGCTAATAATGTAATTGGAGCTGCTACTCCCGACACAAAATCATTAATAACTGCAACCGCAAATACCGTGTTTCAGACATGGGGTCACAGACGTTTCGTCAGTCCACCTCTTGTAGCGCAAACTTTTGCTATTGCTGACGGCAATTGGACATCTGCTTGGGCGTGGCAAGAATCAAACGCAAACCATAATGCTGGTATTATTATTAGAGGTTATGTGTGGAGACCTAGTACGGGTGCTCGTGTTGGCACACAGGCAGTCACATTTAACCCGGCACTTGTTGCTAATCTAACAGAAACAGGATATGTCACTACTGCCACATGGGACGGTACGACTGTTGCCCAAAAAGGCGATATTCTTGTTTTTGATGTTTATTCTGCATTCTCGCAGATTATGTCAACTGCGTATACGGATCAATTTTCGTATGATGGTACCGTTGATCCCACTAATGGAACTGCCGCAACAACAGCAGCTTCATACATTCTATCTCCATCACCGATAGAATTTATTGGTCCACCTGTTCTGCCTAAAGCTCAACCGCTCCTATTAGGATTAAGTAGATTCAGTCCCAAAATATGGTCATTGCACAACAACATACTCGCTCCACAACGAGAGATAGCTTATGTTGAAGTAGCACCAGTCCAAAGTACAACTACTGTTCTAACTACTTATGCAATTCCTCCGCTTACTTCACCAGTACTGGACAATTTCAATACTGGTAATAGTTTCTTAGGAGCCCCTTGGACCAGTAGGTTAGACTCTGTTGTGGTACTTAATACGTATCAAGCTTTTGGTGGAAATTGCGTTCCCACCGGCTCTCCTGGATGGAATGCTGCTGTATATCAAGGAACTCCAGTCCTAACTGACTGTGAAGCTTACGTCACAATAAATGATACCGTTACTGATGATCATGCAATTCTAGCTAGAGTGCAAGGTTCATTAGCTTCTGATAACTTACAAGGTTATGGCGTTAACTATAACTTTAGTACTGGCAATCTTACAATATACCGTTATGGTGCGGCTGGTATAACAATCCCAGCAACACTAGCGTCTGTTACACCAGCATCAGTCGTATCTGGTGACAAGATAGGGATAAGGTGTAATGGAACTACTATTGAATCCTGGCTGTTCCACAGTGGTTCTTGGACCCTGCAATCATCTGTCACAAGTACAACATTCAGCTCTGGGTATCTAGGTATAGCTTCACACAGCCTTAATATAGTATTTGATGATTTTGGTGGTGGAGCGCTAGTTGCCCAAGCAGAAACTACAGACTTTGTGGATTCTGATACTATTAGTACCACAACGTCCGTTTCATCCGCGGAACTTTATGTATCTTCAGGAGCGCCGCCATCAGGTCTAAGACCACTACTATTCAACTTACAGAAAACCTTCGGGATTTCACTTGTTATACCACATCGTATAGTTGTAACAGATGTAGATTATGTTGATTCGACAACGATAACATCTATTACACGAGCTGGAACATTAGAAGGAATACCACCATCTACACCACTTCTTTATTCATTCGATATCCCAGATGAAAGCCCTCTTAGTTATGGTGGTATATTTAAGAGACGAACTGGTGGCGGTCCTCCTGTTCCTTCCCCACTCCAAGTTCTTAGTGGCCAGCTTAGAAATACTGTTAACAGTGTTGGTCTCCAGGTCGCAGTTTGTGAGGGATTGGGAATACTTATCGATTGTGAAGCGTATGCGACAGTTGCAGCTACTGATAATAATGCTGGAGCGGTTGTTGTTGGACGTGTTCAGGGAGATTCAACCTCAACTTTCAGTGGGTATTTACTTGAACTTAGTCCAATTGGTCGATTTGTTCTAACTCGTTATAACAACGGCACCCCAACTCAAATAGCAACAACTTCAGCATCATTAACAACAACTAATGGAGATCAGTTTGCGATCCGATGCTTAGGTTCTAGAATCGAGGCATGGGGAAAACTTGCAGCAGATGGTGGAGTTTGGAAAATTTATACAACAGCTGTAGATTTTACCTATTTTTCTGGATTTATTGGTACTGGAATGCATTTAGTAAGTACAGTAGGGTCTTATGCCCTTGCTGTAGATAATTTTGGTGGGGGTCCAATAAATTACGAAATCTACACACCAGGAGTTTTTGTTCCCGAGTCTCAACCGCTTTTACCTCTTATCGCGGAATGGATGGGACAGAAGTTTCTCACTAACACACAAATTATCAATGAAGCATTTATTCCAGCCGGAGGACCTGTTGATTATGTAGAATCTGCAACCATATCTAGTGTCACCAGTGTTCAAAGTTCCGAGAACACAGACTGGCTCGATACATCAGGCTCAATTAATGGCGTCTCATCCATCACTACAACTGAGACGAGCCAGTTTGTTGAAGTAGCAACGATTAGTTCGGTCACGGCGCTTACAAGCGTTGAGGTATTCGCGCCATTTATACAGAAGGCTGCGGTACAACCTCTCTTGATGCACTTGAGAGACGTCGCTGGTATGAGGCTTATCATGCCAGTACCTGTGCCGGACTTTATTGTAATAGTTGGCGTTAACTACACAGACTCCGCAACTGTATCTGGCGTTACAAGTGTTCAAAGCTCGGAGAACACTGATTTCTTAGATACTAGTGGTAGTATTAACGGCACTAGCTCCGTAACTAGCACAGAGACTGCACAGTACGTTGAAGCTAGTACCGTTAGCAGTACCACTTCGTTAACGAGTGTTGAGACGACGGATTACGTCGAAACTGCAACTATCGCGTCTGTCACGACAATCTCAGTACAGGTCGAAACATACCCAACTCCACCAGCATTTATAACCCCGTTATTGGTGACACTTGGTAGGGGTGACCGTCTACACAATCTAATCCTTAATCCCGATTATGTGATAACAGGTGTTGTTTATACGGATTCAGCGGTCGTTGCTTCCGTCACCAGTGTTCAGAGTTCTGAGAATACTGATTGGTTAGATACCTCTGGAAGCATCAATGGCACGTCATCCATAACAAGTACTGAAACCTCACAATATGTTGAAAGTGCTACAATCGCGTGTACCACTAGTATAACTAGCGTCGAAACGACTGATTATGTCGAGACTTCGACGATCTCATCAATCACGACGCTTACAGTACAGGTTGAAACATATCCAACACCACCGGCGTCAGTAACTCCGTTACTCATAAAGATCGCTGGCAAGGGTGTTAGACTCCATAACCTGATCCTCAATCCGGCCGACTCTGTTAGAGTCAATTACACGGATTCATCGACTGTTGCTGGAATAACGAGCATACAGTCTAGTGAGAATACTGACTTCCTTGATACATCTGGGACGGTTCAGGGTACTTCGTCCATAACATCAACAGAAACTGCTCAATTCGTTGAGAGCGCAACAGTCGCTGGTGTTACCTCAATCAGCACGACTGATACGGCACAGTATGTTGATAGCGCCACTGGTGCGACTATTACAGTAGTCACTTCCGCAGACGTTGCTGCATACGTAGACTCTGCGACTGTTTCAAGTGTAACGAGTATAACCAGTGTCGATACGGCAGACTATGTAGAAACTGCTACGATCGCCGGCGTTACAACTGTAACTACCGCCGATCAGTACATTCCATTCACTACTGCACCGCTCACTATCACACCGCAGCCTCTCTTAATTGCGCTCGCACGTCACGGCTTACTCCACAATAATCGGCTTAATCCAGCAGATTCGGTCAGAGTCAATTACGTAGATTCTGCTACCATCACGTCGGTTACTGCGACTACTAGCACAGAAACTGGTGATTGGGTTGATACTGCTGGAACGATTAGTGGCACATCAACTGTCACAAGCACAGAAACTGCTCAATACGTTGACCCTGCGACCGTTGCGTCCACAACATCTCTCAGCACCACTGAGACGAGTACCTACGTTGACCAGAATATTGGCGCTACTGTAACAGTCGTCATTAGCACAGAAACTACTGATTATGTAGAAACCGCATTGGTCACAAGTATTACGTCGTTGCAGAGCAACGAGCAGTACGCGCCACTAGGCATAATTACTCAATTTGCACCAATACCACTACTCATCAAATTTGGTCATGGCACCAAACTTCACAACAATCGACTTACGTTTGCTGACTCGGTTAGAGTCAATTATGTTGAGAGTGCAACAATCTCAACATCGACTAGTCCGACTAGTACTGAGACAACTGACTTTGTTGATGGTGTCCCTGCTGCTTGCAAGACCACCATTACATTCACGGAGATTCCCAGTGGGACCGACTCACTAACAGTCAATGGCACAACAACCCTCACATCGACAGAAACCGCACAGTATGTCGAGTCTGGGCTACTTCGCACAGTTACATCAGTTTTCTCGTTTGAAGATTACACACCAATCATTACTGCGTACTCTGACTTATACATAATTGGAGCACAATCTCGTTGGGCAATTACCGAAGCTATGCCACGGTGGAGTATTAGTTCCACTAGACAGCGTTGGCAGCTAATGGCACATTCGCCTCGTTGGGCTGTGCAAGGTGTTAAAAGGAGATGGGCCGGATGGTCACACTAAACGTAGGTACTAAAGAGTTAATGTCAATTGATCTTGCTGATCGTATTCAGGGGATTAGCGACATATCCCCGTATGTCGTCCAGGCGTGCATCAAGTCGGAAGATGAGTTAACCACGCCACAGGCATACTCCAATGTAGCCAACAAAGTTCTCATGCGCGTTGACGTGTTAATAGACACGACTGTTGGATTGTGGTCAGAGGGCACGTACAAGTTATACCTCAAAATTACGATAGCCCCCGAGGTTGTAATACTCGGACCCGTTGAGTTTGGCCTGAGTTAATATGCCCAGAGTAGAACCCAACATAAGTCGTGAAGCTCTGTTTGAGCAGATTGAGTACGAACCTCACTCAGAAGAACAGTGGGATATCCACCGTTCGGATGCTAGATTCCGTGTGCCTTGTTGTGGACGTAGATGGGGTAAGTCCACTTGGGCAGGGCATGAGGGCACACTTAAGATGTTCGTGCCTGATAGTGTAAACTGGGTAGTTGGTCCTGACTATGGACTCGGTGAGAAAGAGTTTCGCATTGTGTGGAACGACTTTCGTAAGCTCGGTTTAATGAAGTACTGCAACAAATCTTATAACGTGAAGCAGGGTAATATGCGGATTCATTTCAAGGAACTGAACTCGCTCATTGAAGTCAAGTCTGCTGAAAGACCCGATAGCCTCGTTGGTGAAGGACTCGACCATGTAATCATGTCAGAAGCAGCAAAACACAAGATGAGTACGTGGCAAATGTATATCCAGCCTGCTCTTACGGACAAACGAGGTTCGGCAGACTTCCCCTCTACGCCACAAGGCTTCAACTGGTACGAGGGACTCTATCAACTTGGGCAAAGTGACGACCAGCAGTTAGTTGAATATGCATCATGGAGATTGCCCACGTGGACTAATGCAGCAATCTTCCCTGGTGGGTTTGATCCCAACTGCATCAATATACTTGAAGGGCACCACTACACCAATCATCCATGTACGTGTGATCTTGAGTTAGTCACGACATTCAACACAGTTAGTTATATGTACTGGTTGCAGGAGTATGCAGCCGAGTTCACAGCCTTTGAAGGACTCATATATCCAGAGTTCCAAGAGCGCACACACGTTCGAGAGTTTGCATTTAACCCCTCTTGGAAGAACTGGTGGGCATTGGACTTTGGATACAATGATCCTTTTATCTGCTTAGATATAATGATCGACTCAAGCGATCGTGTCTACGTTTGGCGTGAGTATGTTGTTAGTTACAAGTCAACTGGTGATCATGGTATTATTCTCAAGAACAGGGATAACCCCGATGGGTTCCACGTTGATGCAATTGCTGCCGATCCAAAGGGTGCAGACGAGATTGCAACTCTTGCATGGATTCTAGGTTCTATATCGCACAACAGTGTTGGCGTTACTATGGGTTGTGAGGCTATTAAGCGTGCAATGAAGATACGCGATGATGGATTACCGGGGTTAGTTATTCATCCTCGATGTGTTAATACGATCAAGAGTCTTAAGACGATTCATTCAAAAGAGGGTGCTCCGGGGTACGAAATAGGTCGTGGTCAATTCGATCATCCGGCTGATGCACTTAGATACTTCTTCAATGAGTATTTCGTGATGGGCGGCAACTTTAACCTAGCCCAAGTGTATGCTGGCTATGGTGGAAGTGAGGCAGCCGGGTTCTTCCGGTATTACAACCAGACGGTACAAAACAGTAGGTAACATAAGTGGCTTCCTTCCCAAAACTCCGTAAGTCCAAGAGTACACCTGCCCGTCAGAATACGGGTACGTCATACGTGACGCCTAATGCGACAGGTGTAAAGCCTCCTGACTTGAAAGAGATTGGTAGCTCACAGAGTGCTACCATTGTCGATCCTGTACCCGATGTAGGCAATAAGTCTACAGCGGTACGTACCTATCTTAAGATGGTTAGGGACGACGCCTCGGTTCGGGTTAGTTTACGAGCAGGGAAGGCTCCGGTACTTGGAGCGGAGTATTACGTTCAACCATTTAGTAAGGACCCGCTCGATGTATCCATAGCTGAGTTTGTCGAGTTTAACCTGTTCCACGGCATGACTATAACGTGGATCAAGTTTCTTGAACAGGCTCTTACTATGTACGAGGCTGAGAAGTCAGTATTTGAACCAGTGTGGGAACTGCGTGAATGGGCACCTAAGAAGTCATCTGCTGGTGCTAATCGCAAGCAATACACTATGTTGCGTAAGCTCGCATTCCGGCCACCGCTCACACTCGGGAAAGTCACGTATGACGATAATGGTGGCCCGGTGTCTATAGCACACACAGCCATTGGTGCTACTGGCAACAGTACACAGGTTGACCTGCCAATTGAGAAGCTGCTTGTATTCACATTCGATCAGCAGGGCGGCGGGCTTGAGGGTATGTCCATACTCAGATCTGCCTACAAGCATTGGTTCTACAAGGATAAGTTCTATGCTATTGATGCTATTCAGAAGGAGCATCACGGCATAGGTGTGCCATACGTTAAGGTGATGCCTGGTGCAGCGCCAGCAGATATTGAGTTGGCTCACATCATGGCGCGCAACCTTCGCACAAACGAGTTTGCCTATATAGTCGCACCAAGCACGTTAGAGGTTGGATTCGCTGAGATTAAGAACAACCTTGTTAACGTACTTGAGAGTGCTGACCACCACGATATTCAGATTATGAAGTACATCATGGTGCAGTTCCTTAATATGGGCGTTACGTCAGAAGGTGGAGGTAGAGCCACTGGCGCAACAGGCATGGATATGTTCCTTAAGGCTATGCGACACATAGCTGGGACTATCTGCGACGGAATCAATATGTATCTGATTCCTAATATGGTTGCCTACAACTTCCCGACAGATAGATTTCCCACGCTCTGTGCAAGGGGTGTCGGAGAAGTCAAGGATATGCAGATGTTCTCGTCTGCAATTAATAACTTGGTTACGTCCGGTGCGATCCAGATAGATGAATACTTCGACACGTGGGTTAGGCAGCAGATCGATGCGCCAGCACTTGTCGCTGATTGGATTCCTCCCGACGAAAGGCCCACAAAGGTGCAGGAACTCATACAAGAGACTGGTGATCCCACTAAGATTGAAAGTGGCGTCGCTGGTGGTAATGGCAATCAGGCAGATAATAACCAAAAGAGCAATAATGGTGGAGGCGGTAACATAGGCAAATCACCTAGCTCTGGTGCATGATGGGTGTAGCTCAACTTCACACTTATACACTTACAGAAATTGATGAACAATTAACCGTGATTGTCAACATTATCAAGTTCAGTAAAAACCGCAATAAAGTTCACTGTTTTAAACAAGCCGACAAATGGTTAGATCGCAGAAACGAGGTGGTGAGTAGAACTAATGGATGAACAG